CCTATCATGGTGCCATTGGCGGCGGCATTGGCACCATGATAGGCATCATTGAGCACCCCGCAGTTGCCCCCCGTTTGGCAATGGCGCTTTACAAGGCCAGCAAAGGCAAAATGACCATGCCGCAGGCTAGGGCATCGGCTAACGAGCGGCTGGACCAGTTGAAGGCTAAATTGAAAGATCAGCGTGGGCTGGTGGGGAAGGATATAGACGCAGCACAAAAAACCAAGAGGGCCAAGTGGGACAATAGCAAAATAATCTTTGACCCCGATTTGCCAGTATCGCAGGGGGGAGCGTTTGACCCTGCTACCGGCAAAATCCGGGTGAACCCAAAAAACCCCAATCTTGACGTAAACGTATCGCATGAAATATATCACCATTGGGCTAACAAAAACCCTAGCGTTGCAAAAGGGGTGCACAGCCGAATATCTGCAATCATAGACGAATCCGCGTCAACCCACCCAATTTCAAAAGATGCAATAGCCGAAGCCAAGGAAATGCTCAAATCTGGCGACCTCAGCAAAAGGGAATATGACAGGTATATAAAACAGCAGGTTGACGACCACAGGGACGCTCTTGGCGCTGGCGACGGTCTTACAATGGCGTCACTTGAGGAAGAGGTGGCGGCGCGTATTCTCTCTGGCGACTTGGAAAGTTTTGACGGGTGGTTTACCCCAGGACAACTCAAGCGGCTGCAATCGATAGTCACCCCGGCCAAAGGCCATCTAAGCACGTTTAGAAAATAACCCAAAAAAGGAGCAACACATGCCCAAAGCACCGGTAAAAACATCCATGGCGCCTCGTCCCCCCCGTTTCGGCAACATGAGCGGAGGCAAGAAGGGAACCAAAGGCGGCGGCAAGAAGTGCTAACCCATGGGGGCATCCTTGCCCCCTACTTCAAACACTGACCAGGGGGCAAGGATGCCAAGCGCCGAGATAATCATCTGGACCGCGATATCCGGACTAATAGTTATGATGATAGCCCTGATTGCCTTCCTCATGAAGTTCGGGCTTGACCGGATATTGACAGAGATTCAGGGCTTGCGATACGACATAAAAACTGAGAACTCGGAACGGGCCAAACTGGAGTTGCGGCAAGAGCGCATGGAGACACGGTGCAAAGTAATCCACGGCGAGGACCCCATGCCATGCAAAAGTATTCACCCCTCTTAGGAGCCATCATGAAACGTTTTCTATCCCTCATCCTCATAGCCTTTGCTCTCACAGCTTGCGGGTGTCCTGAACCGGCGCAGGCGGCGACGAACGCGCAGAGCATCACGTTCCTGCTCTCCCAGGTACGCAACAGCTCCGGAGCACTGGCAGGGGGGAAAGTCTATTTCTACGCCGCAGGGACTAGCACCCCGAAAACCGTATGGCTCAACAGGGCAAAGACCACTGTTGCGGCCAACCCTTACACGTTAAGCAGCAACGCCACCGCACAACTTTTTGGTGAAGGGCTGTACCGCGTGGTCATTAAGACGGCGGCGGGGGTTACCATCCCCGGCGGCGACATGGATAACCTGTCGTTCAAAGACGTGATAGACCCCCTAGAGGCCGACGTTGCCACCTACGGCACCCTTTCCGCAGCGGTTGCGGCTATCGGCTCGGTTACGCCTACCACGCTGAAGTACGCCACGGACCAGAGCGTTACCACTTTGACCGTCACCGACAACATCCACCTTGTCGGGGTCAACGATGCAGCTATCAGTTTTAGCGGCACCCTTACCATCAACGGGCCTGTTACTAGCCTGAAAACGGCGGGGGCTGGCGCTCTGGTTCTCAACGGCGCAGTGAACGGAGAACCCAAGTTTCGGCATAGCGGTGGTACCTCGGGGATATCCTACGCGGAGCCTGACTGGTGGGATGTGGACGGCGTGCAGGACCAGGTGCAATGGGAGGCCGCTATTGCCGCGCTCAACGTGGGTGGTGTGCTGCGTTCCAGACCCAAGACCTACATTATCGATGACGAAATATCCGTTAACCGGGGCATCATCATTGAGCATTACGGCACGATCAAAATAAAGGACAACTCAGCGGCGGGGATAGGCACCGCCCATACTATGGTTGAAATCAGCGCCGACGACGTGACCTTTACCGGTGGCAAGGTTGACGGTAACATGGCTAATCAGTCGTGGGTGTGGTCATCTGTCGCCAACTACGGCATCTCCACCAGCGGCAAAAACACCATTGTCAAAGACGTGGAAATCTACGGGGTGACCGGTAACGGGTGCGGTGCGGTGACAGGGGGCGACTACAGCACGTGGCAGAATGTTACATCTCACGGCAACGGGAAAAAGGGGCTTCATTCTGCCGCCGTAGTCGGGACGCGCGTCATTGGTGGCAGGTACTACGACAACGAGCACGACAGCGGTATAGGGTTGCACCAAGGGGCTTACAACACTACCGTGACCGGGGCAATCTCTTACAATAACGCCACCTACGGCATCCACACGGGAGAGTCGTTTGACATCCCCGGTGCAGCCATCGGCAACATCACCATTTCCGGGTGCAAGGTTTACGATAACACCGTCACCAACATCTTCATTGCGCGGTTTTGGGACTCAGGTGGGACCGATGAGGCCGCTGTTGACAACAGAACCATCATTACCGGCAACCACCTGTATTACACAACTCAGCCCGCTACGGATGTGGCACGGTACAATATCGAGATTTACAGCGCCAAAGGGACCGTGATAGCCAACAACATCCTTGGCCGGGGCGGTGTCAACAACTACAACGGCATCAACACCGACATAAGCACAAACCAGTTTTACGCCGACTACACCAACACCAACCCGTACCAGATTCGCCTCAGCGGCCTTGCTGTGACCGGCTCCCATGCCAGCCACTTGATTACCTACGGGACCAAGATTCGCAACAACACATTTGAACTGTCCAACGTCACCAACGCCATTTACGCTTCCGAAACCTTGGCAACGGAGATCAGAAACAACACCTTCCGCGTCATCACCGGAGGTACTTACGAAATCCGGATAAACGATGCTACCAGCATCGCCAATACCATCATTGACCAGCCAAGCGGCAGGGTGCGCCTCGGGGCCACCGTCTACACCACCGGTTACATCACCAGCCGGGATGTGGCTGTAGGTGCGCCTACCTCAACCCCCGCGCAGATCGGTTACGAGTATCTGAACAGTTCCACCGGAAAGTGGTACAAAGCGACATGCACCACGTCTAGCGCCTGTTGGGCAATCCTGAACTAATCCCTTAACCGTTTGTCGGAGAACACCGGCCACGGAGGACACATGAAACGTTTCTGTATCTATGCCGCACTTGTCTTGTTTGTCGCTTTCCTCACCGCCCAAATGATCTACGGAGCGGCGACTCCCATTGTGCCTATCGCCACCGCCACCCGCGCAGGCATCGTCAAAGGTGGAGGAGTAGGCATCGAGATTGAGGCAGACGGCACTATCAACGCTACAGGGGAAACTACGGCGGGGATATCGCCGGAAGTCTTTGCAGCGTATACCGGAGTAGGCGGGGGACGCGTTACTCAGGCGCAGCTTTCCAGCGCGGTAGGCCCAGCGGGGCAAGACGGCGCGGCAGCGACTATCGCAATTGGTACCACCACAACGGGCGCGGCGGGGAGTTCGGCGAACGTTAACAACACCGGAACCACCAATGCTGCGATACTTAACTTCACCATTCCCCGAGGCGCGACCGGTGCCACAGGCGCAACCGGTCCTCAAGGGCCGACCGGTGCCACAGGGCCACAGGGCACCGCTGGCGGCTCGATGGCATGGCGTGGTGTGTGGGAGGAGTTGGTTGAATACTACGCCAACGACGCCGTATCCTACGGCACCCCTGCATCAACCTACATCGCTATTGAAACATCTACCGGTGCCGCTCCGGACTCAAGCCCCACATATTGGAGCCTCAGCGCGGAGCATGGGGCAACTGGGGCAACTGGTGCAACAGGGTCTGAAGGGCCGCAGGGGCCGCAAGGATTTCAAGGCTACTCCGGGGCGCAGGGACCACAAGGGCCACAAGGTGAGACCGGCGCGACCGGCGCGGCCGGGCCAGCGGGTTTGGACGGGGGCACTCTCGTGTTCAAGGGGGCGTGGAGCGCATTTGTCAACTACTCCACCCTTGACTCCGTGACCTACAACGGGTCTAGCTTTGCGGCTAAGTTGCCATCCCTCAACCTCCCCCCGTGGATACCGCCAGCTAGCCCGACCACGCCGCAGAATGACACATGGCAGATGCAAGCGCAGCGTGGGTCTGATGGTTCGACCGGGGCGACGGGGGCCACCGGGGCGACGGGACCAGCAGGGACGACAGACCATGTTGCTTTATCCAATCTCGATTACGAGGGCAGTGGGCACACGGGGTTTGAACCCGCCGACGCCACCATCATCAAATCTGGCGAGCTCTCTGCCGAGACCGACGACCCCGCGACAGACGTGGCGGCTAGCGTTGCCGGGGTCAAAGCGGTGCAGGACGCGGTGGACGGGCTGGCCGTTAGCCCGACAAAATACATGGACGGGCAGAGCGGCAGGAACACGCTGGCGGCATGGGTAGCCGACCCTACAATTGATGTGACCGCCGCGCTGCAAGCCGCACTGAACAGCGCTAAAAGGGTAGTTCTGGACAACTCGAAGAAATACGTGATTGAGTCAGCAGACCTGACTATCCCCAACTATGCCGCGCTGGTCGGCGGCTATGAGCACGTATCCAATTCTAGTAAGAACTTCACAACAATTGGCTCGGCGCTCTACCTGAAGAACGGCAAGCGCATCATTATGAAAAACGGGGCACAGTTGAAGGGCGTACTGGTGCTGCGAGGCGACATCGCCGGGCTGATTAACAATGGAGATACTGATTTTGCCGGAACTGCGATTGTGTCAGACCACGCAGACAATTACATAGGATACAACGCAATCATAGGGTTTGAGTACGGTATTTGGAACGACGGCTTGCAGGGTGGTGAGCCGTACAACCGGCCCAGAGCCACCATCGAAAACAACATCATCGACTGCAAAAACGGGATTGTGCTCGCGGACAGCGGCGATACCGCCCGGATCAAAGGGAACCACATCTGGCCGTTTACCAGCAATGTGTCCAACGGATACGCCTACCACATGCGGAGCGGGTACGGGATCAGGCTCTCCAATGTTTATGACTGGGCGCAACTCAGCGACAACGTGGTATACGGATTTGCTGTTGGCTACTCCTTTCACAACGTAAACTCTGTGTCCTCATTGCGAGATGGATGCGATGCGCCTAGTTACTCGGAGTTGGCCGGAGCCAGAACAACTATAGGCATGGAGATCACCGGGACCTCGACAGAGGTTATGCTGGTTGCTCCACAAATAGCCTCGCAAGACCGGGCTATTGTTGTGAACACCTCCCCTGCCGGCAAAACTACAATGATTGATATGCCCGCTCTATGGGCAAACAACACGAACAACATTCACGTGCTGGGCGGCAACACCGATATATCTGGCGGGGTGATTAGAGGGACGACCATTGAAGGCGCTTTACCCAACGGTATAGTTGTTGACAATGCAGCATCGATAGTCAGGTACAGCGGGACCCGGTTTATCAGCCTCCTCAATGAGACGGTCCAGACGGCGGGGGTCATAGATTCGGTTCTGTCCTCTGAGTTCAAGTCCCGGCTCGTTGGGGGTGAAGGTCAAGCATACCTCACCGGGGGGGACTCTTCTTCTGACAGTGCCAAACTATATCTCGGTAACGGCGCGGACGAATCGGCGTCCCACATAATGTATACCGGCAGTTCGGGCACGCTGAAGGCCGTTGTAGGCTCTAAAGAGGGCTGGCGCGTCAGCACTGCTGGCACTGGCATAGGAACCGCGTCAATACGTGCAAACCTGCACAGTGTAGGCACCACCATCTTAGGGACCGGAACAGCCGCATTAGCTGACACGCTCATGGACGACAACGCAGGGCCGCAGATCAATCCTTATCTGGACGCGTCAGGCAATAAACTGAAGTTCAAAGTCATTTATGACGGAACCGCTGGTGACACCGGGCGCACCGTGCAGACCGGCGAAATACCTCTAGGCCAGACATTCGGCACCGCCGCCTTCACCCCCTCCTCGGATTATGCCCCTGCATCGATTGTGGCGACAGCAGAGAGCGCGTTGCAGCCGACTGGCAGCGGAGCGGGGCTGACGGGGATCACGGCGGCACAGGTGGGGGCGGTGGCGACCGTTAATGTGGTTGCTACCATGGATGGAACAACGGACGCCTCGGCAATAGTCCAAGCAGCGGTGAACTCGCTATCAGCGACGGGTGGTGTGGTGACCATCCCTGTGGGGAAAATCAAATTCTCCAACGTGACGCTTCCGGCAGGGGTCGTCCTGCAAGGGACTGGTGGAAAAAGTACAACACTTGACAGGGGTACGTGGGTCTATGTCACTGATACGACGGACAATGCCATTAAGATGGGATCTAGCACACAGATAAAAGGATTGAACTTCTGGTATCCAAGCCAGACTAAAACATCATCTACGCTCACCACATATCCAGCAACAATTAAAGTCAATAACTATTCTGTCAACATGGACGTACGGGATTGCAACTTCGGTAATGCCTACCACGCCATTGACGCTGAAAACACGGCAGCGGCAGCTCACGCATCGCTAACCGTGGCTGATGTCACAGGGTTTCCACTGGCACTCGGTATCACTGATGACAACAGCGTGGACGTGGATCGTTTTACCAACGTTCACTGGAACCCCGCCGCAATGCCGGGATATTACTCAGGGGATTACAACGACACGTTTCTGGCTGGCGTATCATCAACTGCCGTTGGAATGAGAGTTAAAAAAGTCGATTGGCCCATCATTACCGGCTATTTTGCCTACGGCTACGCCAAGGGGTTGCAATTTACCAATAATGGCGACAGTTTGGGAGTTGACACACCAATCGTCACAGGGGGTGGGCTGGACTCTTGCCGAATCGGGGTTGACATATCAGGCGCTGCAAGGGGTGTCCAGCTCCAAAATGTCCCGGTGACTGCCTGGGACTGGAAAGATGCCACTTTTAAAACTGGTGTGGCTGTCAATGCCGATACGACCGGAGATATTTCAGTTGATGGTATGAGCGTTTGGGGTCCGACAAGCAAAGCGTTCAATATTGTGAACGCTGGGAAGGTAGTGTTTAACGACCTAAAAATCCGAGATTACGGGGCATACGCAACATCGGCCAACCCGTTTGGTACTGTCGGGACCGTCACCAGCTTCCGGCTCAACGGCGGGTTTGCAGATGGACTCAGCCGAAATTATGCTAGGGGTCTGGATATTTCCAGCACGGCAGACAATGTGGAGATTACCGGATTCACATTCAAAGATATTGGGGCAACACCGCAATACCCGATATCGATAGCTGACGGTGCCGATCGCATTAACATTCACGACAACAAATATATCAACGTCGCGGCCATCTCGGATAGCTCCACGACCGCTAATAAATCCATCATCCTCGGCACCGTCACAGCCATAGGCGCAACCCCGAGCGACAACAGTATCCCCACGGAAAAAGCTGTCGATGACGCTATCACGGCTGCAGTTCTAGGCGGTGGTTCGATGATTTGGCCTTCAGGTGGTGCCGGTGTACCTAATTACAATGGCTCCTCTGCTTGGGGTGCATCTTATGGCGCCGCATCACCGATCCCCGCTAATTTTGTCGCGGGGAAAATAGACCAGGCGGCTACAGCTACCCAGTCCATAACTTACAGCGATGCACTGACTACCGGCGCTCCTGCTGTATTAACGCTGAAACATGCAACATCTGCAACCGCCGCTAACAACATCGGAACCCAAATAGGGTTTTTCTCCCAGAATGCGGCAGGGACACAAATTAATTCAGCGGCGATAATCTCCCGATTACTTGATGCTACCGCGAATACAGGAGATTTCGAGTTTTATGCTAATGATGGTTCGGGTGTTAAGAAAACAATGCAACTGGATGGCGTAGGGAATCTAACCGTGCTTGGCCCTTCACCTACAATAACTGCTACCGGTGCAAACTCAGGGTTAACCTTGAACCACACAGGTCAGGGTACTCTTCGCATGTACAACACCAGTTACGGCACAGATCAAAAATATTTAGAATGGTTACAGAGCGCTGGCAAGATGGAAATGCGCTTTGTCAATGATGCGTATTCTGCGGCATCAAATATCATGGAGGCGAACAGAAATTCAGGGGCGCACACAGTTAAAAATGTGTCTTTTCCAGTGGGGGCGGTCTGCATTGGCAGTAATACCTGTGATGGCAATGGCAACCTTAGCGTGAGCGGAACGATTTCATCTGGCTCCACTGGCACATTCAGCGAGGCGGTGACAGCCGACAGTTTCTTAGCCACTGGTGCCGGTTTTGGACTCAATCAGGGCAACACTACCGGCAGTGCAATACCTGGCGGCACAATCGTTTCGCAAAGCGGGACAGTAGACTATGAGATAGCAGTTGCCAGCGCAAATGCCGCTGATAGGGTCGGGATTGTCAAAGACAATATCGCCACATCGACCGTAGGCCCGGTGATAGTCTCTGGAAATGTCGGGGTACTGCTCAAGAACTCCACGGCATGCACTAGAGGTCAGTATGTCTCGGTGTCATCTGACACGGCTGGTAGGGCAACGTGCAGTAGCTCCGCACCCGCAGACGCTGCCGCAGTGCTGCGGTTTATCGGGGTAGCGCAGCAATCTGTGAGCAGTGGAACTGATGTTAGGGTTGTTACCAGACTGAGATAAGGAGCCACCATGACCAGACTGCTAATCATCTTCACCCTGCTGCTCCCCCTCTCCGTTCACGCCGGGGAGCTCCGCATAGTGAAATGCACTCAGGGGCTGTATGCGGTGCAGGAGCACACAGCCGTCATAGATTGGAGCGATGGATGGGAGACCCGCAAAATGGTTAACGCATGGCGCACCCTTCCCGACGCGTCCGGCTGCTACCCTATGGATGCGGCGCGGCGGATCAGGGATGAAGAGCAGGCATGGAGAAACCGCCCGCCCACGCCACAGGTGATTGAACCGGTGCAGGTGGTGGAATAAAGGAGGTAAGAAATGAAAATGAGCGCAAACGGGCTGAAGCTGCTGAAGGATTGGGAAGGGTGCGTGCTCAAGACATACCTTGATGCCGCAGGGCTGAAAACTATCGGTGTCGGCCACCTTCTCACCGAGACGGAGAAGAAAACCGGCTACATTAACATCGCTGGCAGCAAGGTGGAGTACGCCCACGGCATCACCATGCAGCAAGCCCTTGACCTTTTAGCCCAAGACGTAACTCCGGCAGAGGAAGCGGTCAACAAGGCCGTGACGGTCCCTATCTCACAGAATCAGTTTGATACTCTGGTGTCCTTTGCATTCAACGTGGGGTGCGGCGGGTTTCGATCCTCAACTGCCTTGAAGATGGTGAACCAGGGGCGTTACGACGATGTGCCGGGGTGGTTGGCAAAGTGGAACCGGGCGGGCGGGAAAGTTTGTGATGGGTTGATTGTCCGGCGCAGGAACGAGATAAAACTTTGGGAGACGGCATGAAATACCTTGCCCTCCTTCTCGCCCTACTCACCCTCCCCGCTTGCGGCCAGCACCTCGCCGGAACCACCTACCGGGCCAATGTCGGCAGACAGGTGACGGAGTTCTGGCAGAGTAACGCGGTGACAACGTGGAACGTGGGGGCTGAGATGAGGTTTGAATCCAACAAATGCGGAGGGTGCCATGCCGTACTGCCAACAGATAACCGGGAAATGCTCATTTGAGGAAGGCTCAGCGCCGTGCGACGAGCGCACATCATCCGGCTGCGCGTGTATTCCACCTCGGATTCACTGCCCCATTTTGCGGCAGAACGGCCATTGCGGCCAATCAGCAGAGTGCAAGGGGTGCAACCGGCTCAAATAGGAGGCGTCATGCGGTCTATCGTGGAAGCCATTATCGCCGCTACCAACCTCGTTTGCCTGGTCCGTGAGGAAACAGGCAGTTTGGAACTGAGACGGGCTGCAGAAAACACCCTGCAAAAGCTGTATACCGCAACGGATAGAATCACTGCAATGAAGGAGGCGCAAGCCAATGGAGAAGGTTAAATACCGCGAAGGATACAAGTACCAGATTGTCGCTGATTATTCCATCCAGACAGAGATTTGCCCCCCTGCTGATATTGTCACTTTGTATGCGCGGCTCACGGCAAAAGGTCTGCTCACCCTTCGCGCCGGCTACGCCTGGGACGGAGCTTCGGGGCCTGCCGTTGACACTCCCGACTTTATCCGGCCCTCATTGGTGCATGACGGATTTTACAACCTCATGCGCGACGGCCTGCTTGACCTTGGATGGAGGGAAGAGGCCGACCGGCTGTTGCAACGGCTATTCACCGAAGATGCCAAGAAGGTCAAGCGTCCGTGGGGAACCGGCTGGCTCAAGCACCTCGCCCCGATCCGCGCATGGTGGATATACCGCGGGGTGCGGCTGGGCGGGGAAGGGTCGGCGAAGTGGCAAGAACCTGTGATATTGGAGGCACCATGAAACGGCGCATAGGCTCCGCCCTCGGCGGGGCGATAGCCACAGCAGCGATACCGGCAGGGATGGGGGTGCTCAATCCAAAGGTGTTGGCTGGCGCGGCTGTTTTAGGGGCAGTTGGCGGTCTGTTCGGTGTCAACGTTGCGCAGCGGGTGCGCCGGATGTTGCCGCAAAAGAAAACCCCCAACCTGTGAGGAGGGGGGTTCTTGCTGCACATTTCGCAGCGGCACTATGGCCGGCAATCTAGGGCGCTTCGCCCCTGTTATCCATGCGCACGCTGATTGCCTTGGCCGGTTCTCCCGCTCTGCCCTCGTTTTTCGGTCTGTCCATGGTGGTTCTCCTTGTCACCGGTTGGCCTGCCTGTTCAAAGAAAGCTAAATACTACCACAACAATTCCGGCTGTCAAGTGCCTCCTGTGTGAGCGAGGGGCCGTTTGCTAAAGTTCCTTGTATCCGATATCAAGGCCGTTATTCCAAGCCCATTGCTCGGCCTCTTTGTACTTATCATCGTCGGTCAAGGCTTCCCGTTCTCCATCCTCATACCCAAGATCGGCTTCAGTGTCGACAACCTCTCTCTTTGTGGAGTGGATGTTTGCACCCGACTTGCACCAGAACTCTACCTTCATACTCCCTCCTTCCTGTTGTGCGCCCCTACCGTAGAAGGGGCGCGGGTGAATGGTTAGTGGTCCACATCATCCTCGTAAAGACAGCGGGGGATTTCATCACCGATGGTATCCGGCACCCTGCCGCCCCCCGCTTCCCGTTGGAACTCCATCACGCGTGCGCGTAGAAGGTGGATGCTCTGGATGTGCTCTTTGTTTGCCCCAAGTTTCACGCACTCGTTGGCGTAGGCCAGCAAGGCGGCAGGCACAGCGGCGTCTTTAGCGCAGAACAGAAGCGCGTCGGCTTCGGTGTACCTCTTGCCGTTTACCGGGTTCACTGCCTGAATCTGAAACTTGCGGTCAATGTTTGTCATTCCCTTTTCTCCCTCTGTAATGGCTTACGCCGTGATAGTGCTACTCCTTGACCTTGAGCCGCTTGCCGCAGCCGTGGCAGAACTTCACCCCGTTTTCTTCGGGGCCACCGCTGATGAACGTCCACGATGTCCCGCACGAACTGTCCCACCTGTCCTCATGGTCGTAGGTCCACTCGCACACCCGTTCCCCCTCTCCTATGTTGGGAGGGGAGGGAATAAGGGCAAGGATGGCATTGGCCGCGCGGATCACGTCCTTGCTCAACTGGTAGCACTCCTCAACATCGCATTCAACGTCATTGTTCTGGTAGGCTTCGCACATCTCTATGATAGCGTGAATCTTGTCACTCACGCCCGACGCCTCATTTCCCAAAGGCGCAGCACGCAAGGCGCGGATTCTTGCGGTAGATGCGTCCAATTTTTTGACTACGAGGCTGTCAGGGTGCTGTCCTATGGTCTCCATGTCGTTTTGCTGGATCGCAAGGTTTTTCATACATTCCGCTGCATCATTTGCCACGGATTGAGCAAATAGCAATGCGCTGGTATATGTAACGGTCTTGCGCTCTTCACCGGGCCACTCAAAAAACCTCTCTGCCCTTTCCTTGATCTGGTCAAACGTCATTGTCTATTCCTCCGTAGTGGCTACCTTTCGGCCATCCTTCAGCGCAGTAGCATGACCCCTGTACGTTGCCGCCATGTGCTCGTAGTGGTCTTGTAAAGCCCGTAACGCCTGGGCCAACGTACTGCGCGTGGCCTCGGACAACCAGGGAGTCTTTTTCCCGAAGCCGGAGCTTTTCACCTCGTACTCAATCTCGGAATCCTTGATGCGCTTCCTTTTGACGACCTGCAGGGTGGACAGTCTATTAAAGCCGCTGGACTGAATGCCGGTGGCGCGAAAATAGGTCGAGTCCTTGAACAGATTTCTGTGGATTGTCCACTCATAGCCGGGCATGATTTTCACCAGTTCATCCCTGAAGGCTGTAGGGTCCATCGACGGCTTCATTTTCATTTCGGGGCCTCCGTAGGGGTACAGCGAACACGATGGATAATCGGGCCTGAGCCATATTTCGACGCCTCCCCGCCGCACACTTGGCAACGAGTGGCAATCTTGTCGGCTGCGGATTTCTCGGGAGGGCAGCGAGGGCACTTGCCTCTTGGATGCCAGCCGCACCAGCAAAGGTTCACCGCACCAAGCCGTGAAAGAGCGTCCATGTGGTCGCGCTGATCACTGTTGAACATCTGGGGCCTCCGTAGCAGGGTGAAGGGCGTCTTCTTCCAGCGGCCAGTATCCGATCTGGTCCATCTGCCAGTAAGCGGCATGTTCCATGCGACCCTCGAAGCCGTATTCCGCCGACTCATGGTAGCACTCGTAAAGGTAGGTGCCATCCTCAATATCTGCGGCGTCCTCTTGTAACTGCTCTTCCATTTCCTCAATAGCCCCGCTGGTCGCATGGCCGTTGACGCCGTAGATAAACGGCGGGCAGTCCTTGATGAAACATGCCTCTATCAACAACCCTTTGCGTTGCGAAGGTCTGGGGGTAAGCTCTGGGGGTGTGGGGGTAGCAGGGTGAAGGGCGGCACGGGCGGTTTCCCATCCGTGGGCGTCCCTCTCCGTGCTGTTGAAAAGTAATCGCCAGTGATCGTCTCTGGTGCTGTGACTCCACTCGTTTTCATCCGCGTATATCTTCAAGGCTTTCCTATGCCGGTCCCTCTCCCCCGTCATCTGGAGAAGTTCTTTTCCTATGGTAGCCCGGCAGCGTTCGGATGATTCAAGGAGCATCTCGGCTTTCTTCTGGAGCCTGGTTGCTTCGGCTAGCTCGGACTCAAGGGCGGCGATCCTCTTACACCCTTCCCGCCAATCGCCCTGTATGGCGTCCCTTGCAGCCTCGGCCATTGTCACATCCTCTTTGGCACCCTGCAACTCCGCATAGATGGCGTCATGGGCGGATTGCCATGTGTCGCGCTCTGATTCGGCTTTCTCCTTGAGGCCCATTTCTACGCCGACCAGATTGTACAGCGTGTCTCTTGCCCCCTCTACGATAGAGAGTTGAGAGCGGAGGGCGGTGATCTCGGCGTAAAGAGGGCCACATGCCTCACAAGCGGCCATGTTTGACAAACCAGGGAACCTTGACTTGCATTGTGTACACCAGTCCTCATCGGCATCAAAGGTTAGCACACTGGTACTTCCACATTTAGGGCATACTCGTCTCATACTCAACCCCCTTAAAATCATTCGTTTCTCCCCTCCCCGCAGTCACCTACTGCACAGGATGGGACACGCTGTGACTGGCTGCACTGCCTCCGTGGTTGTGACAAGGACAATCACTCAGTTTCACTACCGGTAATGCGTGAACGCGCAACGCCGGCATGGGCGGTCAAGGCCAAGTTGGTCAACCATCATCTTGCGCACGGCCTTAGCGGAAGGGTTTTTGCCCTGGCTTTTGAACTCTCCAATGCGCCCATAATTGCCACTCTTCTGCAGGATATGGCCCACGTACACGTATTCGCCATTCATGCCGTCACAAATGATGCAGAGGCCGTTGTGGTGCTGGATGCCTTTGAATGCGCTGTCGTGGTAATCGTCCAACAGATCCTCCACCTCTTCCTCTGTCAACCCCTTCGCGGCCATTAGTTCTTTGTGAAACTCGTTGTAGCCAAACTTCGCCCCGATGATTTCATAGTGATTCTGCTGAACGCTCATTACTCCCCTCCTTGACATATTCACCAGTATACGGATTGAACCCGCGACGGCAGCGGGCACAAGTTACAACCTGAGGAACGGCCTTGGCTGTGACCGTCATGTAAAAGGTATCGCACCCGCAAGGGCAGGGCTTCAGCCCTTCGGCGGTTAGTGGCTTGTTCATCTCACTTCCCCCTTTTGATTTTATGCCCTGCCTTGATATGTGACAGCTACTATCAGCACCACGAACAGAAGCCAAAGCACCGGCCAAAATATAACCGTTAGTGCCACTTCTCCCGCGGTTGTCGGCTCAAGATGGACTGACGATGGTGGTGTATAGTTGCCCCATGCCGTGAGAACTCCTAACACCAAATATGCAGCCGCTGCAAACCACAGGAATATCATCACCACTCCTTGAATTTATGCCCACTTTCTAACCACATGCGGTTAAGGTTGTGAATGGTAGCCTCTACGTCCACCGCATAGTACTTCCAGAACCCCCACCCCGATATTTTACCCTCGCCGTGGTAGCTCCCCATTTTGCCGGAATATCCGCCTAGCCGATGATGGAAAATGCACAAAGGTGCGGCCCTATAATCGCTTGCAGTAGTGCCCTTTCCCCCGTGCTTGCGCTTGTTCTGGTGGTGGGCTTGAGCTTCCACGTTGCATCCTGGAACAAGACAGGGAAGGGTGCGAATCCAAGCTAGATACTTTTCGTCGCGCTCCGGCAAATCCTTCTCCTGCGCCACTGTCTCCACCCTCCCCACGTTGTGAGAAATGAGTTCTAGGGTTTGCTTCCCTCTCTCTGACTTGGAGGGGGTATGCTGTCTTTTGCATTTTGCACGGCAGTAGCCAGAATTGTACCGTTCAGCAAATTGGTCTGGTGTCTCCGCGCAATGCTGATTTTTAGTTATTTCCTTGCCGCATTTGTCATAGAGGCAGTGTTTAGGGGGAAGGGCGGTCATGTCAGTATGACGCCATGCCGAATACATACCTTTTCACCGGTGGCTCACTCACCCTCCACAGGCTGACTTGGTGGGTGTAGTACTTCCTTGCCTTCATGTGGTTGCTGTGATAGGTGCCGTTCCATACGGTTGAATTCGTCCGTTCATGTTGGGCAATCCTAGATTTAGGGTTTTTCGTCATCCCAACATAAAACAAGTCGTGTGTGGAGTTCTGGAACAAGCCGTAAATGTATACTGTATTGAGTGTTGTCAAACCAGTGCCTCCTTCTTTGCAATAATAAGTTCTTCCGGTTGCACCCCCAGAACCACCGCCGCCTGGTTAATGTGTTTCAACTTCGGCTCAATAGTTCCCTGCTCCCAACCCGCAACGGTGGGGCGGCTGACCTCCAGCTCTTTAGCCAACTCAAGCTGAGACAGCCCCTTGGTCACCCGCAACCCCGTAAACTTCACCCTGTCAAATTCCATGCGTCCTCCCTTATAACGATCGATGGCGCAAATGTATCACACCGATTGCCGCATGTCCAGAAAAATTACATGTTGCGAAAAGAACGCTTGACAGCCCCGCGCCGCATATTTATACTGAGCCCTACTCACAACACAGATACAGGAGGGGGGAGAGGATGGAGACGTACAAATATTGCATTATTCACCATGAGGGGGAAGACGTTGAACCTGTTCCTTTCCGTGTGGGACGGTGACGACGGGGAGTACCTGGCCGAAGATGCGGCAACGGATTATCACAGCAACCACGACGGATGGGAAGCTTCTTGGCCTGTCCAGTTCGCCATCTTCACGGATGACGGGAAGCTGATTGGCAAGTACGAAGTTGACCGCGACTATGACCCTGTGTTTTCGGCAGGAGAGATCAAGTAAGGAGCCTACCCCATGGGACGAATGAAAGAACAGACAATCAAGGATGTGCCAAAGTGCCGAACAGAGCCAACGCCTAGCTACTCCCACGTTGGCGAGTTCAAATTAAAACGTGTAAGCCTGGGGCTCATTGGTATCCAGCACGTTTCCGGGGAGTGGGGACTTTTCAACCGTCCGGTGTTTGAGCGGGATGTGTGCCCTTGGGACTCTTTGCCTGACACTGAAAACGTGGAAGAGAAAGTGAGGGAGTTTTACGGGCGGAATTTCTAAACCTTTAGGGGAGACGCCGCACCCGCCGCGCCACTACCTAGCACGTTTCACGCTGCATCACCTTCACCCGCTTTACTCACTAACGTAGCACGGACAGGCACTATAAAACCACAGGAGGGACCACAGATGAAAACACTGGAAGAGATCAAGGCCGGTTACAAAAGCAACACGCTGGACGGGCGCGACCTTCACCGGTTGGCGCAGTTCATACCGGAAGCGGAACTGGCAGACTTCGGCTTGGAACTCAAAGAGGGAGCCACTCACAGCCACATTCCCCTCACCCGCGACGCGGTACTGGCCCAACTCAAGCATGACGTTGAATTCGGCTTTAAAAAGGCGCTTGACCAGCGCGGCATCTCGGCGGGGCTGATGTACGAGGTTGTCAAGATGTGGAACTGGGTTTTGGATGAGGGGATGGAAACCTTTGACTCCTACCCCATGTATGGCCTCCCTCTCTTTAAGGCCACGGCGGTCAAATACGGCTTTCTTAACCCCATCGGAGAAGACACCGGAGCAGAGAGCAAGTACGACAGTTAAACCGGCTTGTAGACACTCAACACCAATAAACAGGAGGGAAAGATGCATAACACGATGGAACTGGCCGCACCGTCTACTAGATCATGGGGTTACAGTCAAAAGCTTATGGTGAGAACCTTCACCGTAGATTGTTCTTCACCAGATGGGGTGCTCCGATAGGGACGGCAACGTTTCCTTGCCTGTAGAACTGACAATCACCCAACACCCTTCAAGGCTGTTCTTGACTGTCGGCTGAAGCTTCACCATTACAAGTATAAGATAGATTAGAAGCAATCCGCCCCCTTCCCCGCTAAAACGGGTACTTAGGGGGCAACATTTTATCACCCATGCGTAATAGCTTTATCAGCGGTGATAAAATGTGTTGCATCCGTGATATGGAATGTGATATCTTTCTACATGCAAAATTCACGGCGCGTTTACCGTTATTCAGGCTCCAAAGAGATAGCAGACACCAATACTGGCGAAGTCGAACGCGCCGTTGTGGTGAAACAGAAAATTCAAGATATTAACTTTGTCAAAATATTTCTACCGGAAGGGGGATATCGAATGTACCCGAAAGAGATGAGCCAATCAGCAAGGGATTTGCTGGACTACCTGAAAGTGGTCATGGACAAGCAGAACGTAGCCATTGCACCCGTTGCCGAGATCCAGGAGCGGATAGACCTTTCAACCGCTTCCATTGCCCGCGCAAAGGTGCAGCTGATGGAACTGGATTACATCAGGCAGCGCACCGCTAACGTCTACATTGTCAACCCTGGACACGCTTGTAAGGCGGCTGGGGATGATAGACAGAGCGTGTATGAGGCTTATTCCCTGCTACAACGCAAGGTGAAGTGAGGAGGTGAATGTGGTCAACCTAGTTTGCTACGGCGGCGGGACAAACAGCACCGCGCTATTGGTGGAAAAGGTCAAGCGGGGCGAACCTGTTGACATTATCCTGTTTGCCGATACTGGCGCGGAGAAGCCGCACACCTACGCCTACGTAGAGATGTTTTCTGCTTGGCTGGTAGAGAGGGGCTACCCCGCTATCCAGACTGTGAAAGCGGTAAACATGGCAGGAGAGGTTTACACCCTCACCCAAGATTGCATAGACCGCAGGGCGCTTCCTTCGCTGGCCTATGGCTTTAAGACGTGTTCCCTGCGCTGGAAGTTGGCACCCCAAGAAAAGTTTCTCAACAACTTCGACCTGTGCAAAGTGGAATGGAAAGCGGGTCGGATGATTACTAAGCATGTTGGCTTTGATTGGGGTGAGTCTCACCGCGTCAAGGCTTACAGCGAAGATACCAAGTATGAAGTGACCTATCCCCTTGTTGATTGGAGATGGGACCGCAAGCGCTGCGTAGAGGCGATCTTAGCCGCAGGGCTACCCCTCCCCGGCAAATCATCCTGTTTCTTCTGCCCATCCATGAAACCCCATGAGATAAAGGAACTTGAGCGGGATTACCCCGAACTTCTTCAACTCGCCCTTGAGATAGAGGCAAACGCCGAACTTCATAGCGTGGTTGGCTTGGGACGGTCGTTCAGTTGGCGGGAGTTTCTAAAGCAAGGCAGCTTTGACTTTTGTGGCAACTCTATTGAGGCAGACTGTGGCTGCTATGACGGGTAGATAGAGGGTATTGGAATGGCTACAGTATTCGGGTGCCTCAACAAGTGGTGCAAACACATGATGCACTTTCGCTGTACGGCGAATGAGATTGAGATTGATGACAACGGGAGATGCTGCACTTTCGAGCCAAAAGTTGCTGAAAAGAAGCCGCCTTTCAGTGCCTATCTCCTACCACGTAGCGAGTAAGACACTGAAAGAGCTTCCAGCGCGACCCATGCAACGCGGTCGGCGGCTGCGCAGAAGGTAAAAGCGAAACGATTTTAAGCAGTTAATCACAGAGAGAGGGGGAGGGGAGATGAACGTCACGGAGGACCGCAAAGAGCTTTTCAAGGCCATAGCCGCAGCACAGGGGGAATTCACCACGGTGGAGAAGAACGCCAAGAATCCCCACTTCAACAGCAAGTTTGCCCCGCTGGATTCTATCATTGAGATGATCCGGCCCATTCTTCCCAAGCATGGCCTTGCGGTTGTCCAGTTCACCGACATACCGGAGAGCGGCAACGGGGTAATCATCGAAACCATCATCACCCACGAATCCGGCCAGTACATCAGCGGCAGGCTCGGGATGCCTACGGTGAAGCAAGACCCCCAGGGGTACGGCAGCAGCATCACTTACGGTAGGCGCTATGCTTTGGGCGCGGCTCTCGGCATCGTGAGTGACGAGGATGTGGACGGCAACCAGCCGGAAGGCGCAGAGAAACAGACCAGGGCGCAGCAAAGGCCACAGCAAGGGGCCAAAACGGGTGTAGAGGGGCAGACCGCCACCGACCTGATATCCGAGGCTCAACAGAAGATGATCTTCGCCAAAATGAAGGCCAAGGGGCTGGCACCGGAGCGGCTGAAAGAAGCGTTTAAGGTGGAGAGTTCCAAGGTGCTAAAGAAGGATCAGATGAACGACATTCTGGCCTGGATCGACGGCGAAGCGGCACAGTAGCACTACTCGCCCTACTAGGGGCCACGGAGGGAAGGGGGATGACCGTCATTCACATTTTACCAGCGCCAAAAGTCTCCCCCGCCCCCCGTATCACCGACGATGGCCGGGATACTCCTTGCACCATGTGCGGAGCCCCCCGCCTTTTCCCTGTAACCGGCCTACGTGGCGCGGAGTTGGAGAAGTGGCAAGCAGGGATGGACGCACAGCAGGAGAACTGGTTAGAGTGCCGCATCTGCTACGGACTCACTGAAGAAGAATGGGCAGAGAGATCCAGGTTGGCAGCGAAACGGCGGGAGCAGGAAGAGGCATGGGAAGAAGGACGCAAAATGACGCAGAGGACATAGGGGGAGCAGATGATAAAGCACAGCACCATACAGACCAAGGTTTGCGGCTACAGAATGGAGATCAGTTTTGACTACACCCCCGCCTGCAAGGGCGAGAGGGAGCGCGGCAGCGGGGTTAAACTCTCCCCCGATGAGCCGGCAGATATAGATATAACCGGCGTCAAGCTTCTCGACCCCGGCGACATTTGGGAGATCATTACCGAGGAAGTCACTATCAGCACCAGGGATGTGATGGAGGCGGTTAACAAGTACCATGGCGAATAATCAAAGGCGTTTGGGGTGAAAGAGCACCCCTGCGCCACTAGCTTGCATGGGTCACGCCGGAACGGGGCGCGGTGTTTACGTCGCGTTGTGGAAAGGACGGGCACTCAAAAAGCGGTACTCAAATAAAATTGGGTGCCGCTTTTTTTATGTTGACACGGCGACAGATCGGCGTATATTGGGCGACAGATTATCACACTGACCAGCGGGGAGGATAAACACATGGCAAGGCGAACAGTCGATCTTAGCACCCGACACGACACGATACTTGGCAAACTCATGATAGTGCTTGGCACTTCGATGGTGGAAACCATGCAGAGAGCACTGGAAGCCCTGGAAGAGAAGCAGGCGGCGAGGGACAAAGAGGTTGGAAAGTCGTGAACTCTACCTACGGGCTCATAGACCCGCGCAACTCAGAGATCAAGTACATTGGCTGTACAAGCGACCCCAAGGCCAGGCTTTATGGCCACATCGCTAGCCACAAAGGAAAAACCAAAGTGGCGCAATGGGTGAAAGAGCTTAAACAGCAGGGCTTGAAGCCTGAAATGGTAGTACTGGAGTACGGGCTGAACCATGACAAGGGCAGAGAGTCAGAATCGTTTTGGGCAGAGTATTTCCGGGCATTAGGGGCCAACCTTCTCAACACGAAAACTCCCGGCGACAGGGGTATCAGTTTAGTAGGGGCCCCTTCGGCGTGGTATTGGCATTACGGGAGCCGTGATTCCTTCCACATTTACAACAAGTTTCTGGCGAACTCACAGCCGTTTTGAAGAAGGGGAGACACTACCCTTGCCACTTGCACCCCATCCGAGGTCCTGGCAACTCCGCTGAAGGGAAAAGCGAAAAAGTTTTAGGCAGTTAACCACCCGCACTGCGGGACATGGAGGGGAGAGATGGTAAAGCCGGAAGATTTCACCAAGGTGCCGGTAAGCGAAGCAACCAATATACCGCCCAGTTGCCAGTTTGTAGAGGTATTCCGTGACAGGTATTGGGCTGTCACAATTGACGGCTGTTTGCTGTGGTACAAAGGGAACTCCCCCCAGTGTAACAGCAACAGGGCGGTAACGGAACATCTCACCAAGGGGTTAGGCCACCCCGGCGCTGACGTTCTCTTTCTCCCGCTGGTCTACAGGAAACACGACTGCCGCGACTACATCTAAGGGGGCCGCAAGTGACCGATCAAGAAAAGAAATCCCTCCGCTCCTTCCTCAAGGAGATGGAGAGGGAATACTACCTTGCTAGCATCGACCATAAAAACGCTCCCTGCGGTGCTATGGCCCTGTATCACACCGGCGCAGAGAAGATGGTGGAGCGGCTCTTGGAGAGCTACAAAGCGCAGTTTAGCGAAGACCTCTACCCCACCTGCGAAGTCTGCAACCTCCCCGTATCCGACGAGGACAGTGCCGGGCCTGGGAGCAACCTGCACATGTCCTGCGTCAAGCCGCCGTGTGACCACGCCGACGATTGCCCGTTGGATTACTGTGAACCGCTCTGCCCTGATAGAGCGAAGGTGGGAAAATGAAACGCTACATCAACGCCGTCCTTTACTGGCTCTTCCCTCAGTCGGGGGAGATTGCTTGTCTCAAGGCAAAACTGAAACTAAAGGAGGACCTGATCCAGACCATCCGCGCCAACCGTCAAACTATCCTCTACGAGAACTGCAAACTTGAGGCGGCGTATCATCGAGCGACAGCCGAGAGAGACGAAGCGCGGCATCAGGTGGCGGTGTATGAGGCAAAAGATGATATGTATCGCTACGATAAGCAGTTGGATGAGGGGGAATAGAGCTATGGGTGTCACTTATGCCATAGGCGACAAAGTAAGGCTGACCAAGGATATTTGGGAGGATCAGTGTGATGGGCTGATTCCCGGTCATTACCTTGGTTCACAGGGTGAAGAACTAGTAGTCAAGAAGGGAATGGACAAGTTCAGCGAGTGCGACAGGGTAGGTGTCGCCCACCAAAACCGCACGGATGACGCCTACTTTGTTGTGACGCTGGATGAAATAGAGTCCGTTTAGCCTGCAATTCAATCCAAGGAGGGAAGCAATGGTCAAGCCTCATGTGCAGTTCAAAGTTCCCCACGATCTCCATACCCAAATCCGCGCCTACGGCGACCGCCACGGCCTCAAGGGTGACACGGCAGTGATGCTGCATCTGGTGACGGCGTTCTTCTCTGTCGGCAACCATGCGGAGTTCAGCAATCCCGAGCGCCTACCCAAGACCCCCAAAAAAAAGGCTGAATGGAAGCCGCTATCGACGCATACCAAGGCGAGGATAGCGGTGTATTCGTGGTTCGGGCGCACCCCTGATGCAACATCATCCTACATTGCCACCTTGTCGGGCCAGAGCGTCAACAATGCGGCTAAGCGCATCCAGGAACTTGCCGCCGAGGGGTATCTGGCGGCAACAGGCGAATACCGCAAATCATGCCACTCCTCAAAGCGCCTCACGGTTTGGAAACGCACGGATAAGCCGCTACCGGAGGGGCTGTAATGAGCACCAAGAAATGGACGCCCCGACTCTGCCCCGAGTGCGAAAAAGAATGGCTCCCCAAGGGCCACCGCACCTGTGACCCCTGCAAGGAGAAGAAGCGCGTTGCCAACAACAAGAAACACTGTGACCTTGCCAAGCAGGAACGCAAGAAGAAGCGCGAAGGTGTGCGCTGCCTGTGCGGCTGTGGTCGCCCGGTGGCACGGCTCAACCGGTACGCCGATGAGTGCAAGGCGGCAGGGAAGAAAGCGATATACGCCCGGCAGCTCCAGCGGCAGAAGGACCAGCGCACGAAAAAGATTGCCGACAGCGCAGCGTCGGCAACGAAACTGCCCGTAATGACCGACGAGGAACAGGCCTCTATCAACAGGGCGGAGACTGAGCGCACCGCCGCCGCTTTTGCGGAGTGGATACGCGAGACCATGGGGCTGATTACCGGCAAGGGCAAGCCGCTGGCCTCCCCGGTGCGGCACCTTTCCCCGGAAGAGATAGCGGAGCTGTCGCAGAAGTACCAGCCCCCGAAGGGGAGGAGCGTCAACCCTTACTCGCCGATGTGCTGCTAACTGAAATTGCCTAGGAGGGCAAATGTCTAAAAAAGAGAAAGAGCACCCCATCCTCAACTATCCCCGCACCGCTGGCAAGTGTCCGAAGTGCGCTCACTGGACCGTCAAGGCCCAGCAGTGGGGCTCCATGCCTCCCGGCGAGCACTGCCTGATATGCGGCTGGCACGATTTCGACATGGCGGCGATGGTTCAACCAGATTGGGAGACGATGCCGGATACAAGGAGGCCGATGTGATAGACCACGGAGCAGCAGCGAAGAAACTGGCAAGAGAGCATTGGGGGTACATTGAAGCTACCCTCACCGTCCATGGTGTCCAGCCGGAAGAGTTGGCCGTCATCGGACACCACTACACTACCGCTATGATCCACGGCATAGGTCACGGCATAGAGATGGAGCGCCGGGGAGACTTCCGCCCCCGCATCGGTGCACCCCTGTCCGCCCAGGAGGTAGACGATATCACCGCCTCCATCCCCTCCGGTTGCCAGAACTGGGAGTGTGCCCACCACGCCCCCGCATGTCCCTGCAACTGCCAGCTTTACGGCATGGCAGGGCCGGGATTCTGCCAGTTCTACCTGAACCCGGACGACGCTGAGGAATCCGGCGAAACACTCGCCCCTCCTTCCGCCACCATTGAAGAGGTATGCGGTATACTGGCTGACCGCGCAGCGGGGGAGGTGCTTAACCTTTCCCTCCCCTCTATCGCTTTGGAGTGTACGCCATCACAGGCATGGTTCAAGTACGTAGACGAGTGCAGGGAGTTCATGGCCGAACCTACGGATTCTTGGCCTCAAATCATCGAGGCATGGGATTGTTGCCAGTCAATGCAGACCTACCGGGAAAGGGAAAGCGGTTGCAACATCCGTCTCCCCGAAAAGAAGCTTTCGGAAATGTACGACAGGGGCTTACCGGTAATGGAGGCCAAGGCGGTTATGCTGGTCAAAAATGCGGCTAGGGAATACTACGCCCCTGAAGTCAACGCCGCCATCCTCTCCTCTAACGGCCACTCTTGGACAGTGAAAGGGGCTTGACTTCCCCGCTCACTCCGGTATACTGCGCAAACAATTTGACGCTATCCACATCGGGCATGGTGTGAGACGGCCATGATAGTCCCGGTGTCGCAATTCATTGCCACGCTGGCACGCGACCGCTGATTCAGGATGCCCCCTGTTTCAGCGGTTTTTTATTTGGAGGATGGTATGCACCAATGTTCTTTGTTTGACTTTGGAGGGGAGAAGCAGCACGAGGCACCAAATACAGACGATGCCTTGCAGCTTCTGGTTGGGGAGATATCCGGGCTCCCTGTTGAGGCGAAGGTAGAGGCTATCAACAAGGTGAAGTTGGCACTGCACGCCGTTTCCCCTTTCAACCATGAGCCTGTCGATTGCGTCCTGTGGGTGAGAAATAACGCAGTAAAAGCAAACACATGGAATCCAAATGCGGTTGCTCCGGTCGAGATGGAGTTACTTAAAGTATCCATTCTGCAAGACGGCTACACTCAGCCCATCGTCACCTTCCAGACCCCCGAATACAGGGAAGTGGTTGACGGCTTCCACCGTAACAGGGTAGGCAAGGAATGTCCCGAAGTGGCGGCACGGGTACATGGCTACTTGCCCGTTGTGACCATCAACGAGGGTAGGACCGACAAGAGCGACCGCATTGCTTCAACTATTCGCCACAATAGGGCGAGAGGGAAGCACAAGGTCGAGTCAATGTCTGATATCGTCATAGAACTGAAAAAACGCAACTGGTCCGACGCCAAAATCTGCAAAGAGCTTGGCATGGATGAGGATGAAGTCTTGCGCCTGTGCCAAGTCTCGGGACTGGTAGAGGTTTTTGCGGATGCCAACTTCAGCCAAGCATGGGATGCCGCCATTTTTTCTGATGATGAACTAGCGGTGCTTGACGAAGAGGACATAGCCTAATGGAGCGCATATACCACACATGGGACAAGTGGGAGTGCTACCCGGCTGGGTTCTACGACAACAACCCGCCCAAGGGGATGACCAGGGACGACGCGGAGGCTTTTTACCGCAGTTTCCTTGCCGATATCCCCCTCTTTGAATCCTGCATGGAGCGGGTGATAACCGAGTGGAAAAACTCTTGTGAACACTATCTGACCAACGAGCGCATGAACCGGATAGCGTGGATGGGGCAGACTGCCGTTTGCATCCACGCTGGCATCCCTTCCAAGTTTCGGGGCGGCTACAACCTGCTGACAGAGAATCAACAAAAGGCGGCAGACGAAGCGGCATTGCGTTACATGAACAGGTGGTTTATTGCCAACGGGCATCCTGAAATGACAATGGAGCAAGCGCAATCACGGTCGGAGGTCAACCTTTACTGATGAAAACTAAAAACTACCTCGACATTGACGTTTTGACAGCGGCCAAGGCCCGAATAGCTTTTACCTTTGACAACTTTCAGCGGATTTTCGTTTCCTTTTCCGGGGGCAAAGACAGCACCGTAATGCTTCACCTTGTGGCCGAAGAGGCTATCAAACGAGGCCGCAAGTTTGCTGTGATGCTGATCGACTTTGAGGCTCAGTACAAGTACACATCGGATAACGCGCTTGCTTTGTTTGAACAGTACAGGGACCACATAGAACTGTACTGGATATGCCTACCGATGGCTCTCCGCAACGCAGTCAGTAACTTTGAACCCTCGTGGACCTGTTGGGAGCCTGGAAAGGAAAAGGATTGGGTGCGACCTTTGCCTGACTTCCCCGGTGTTATCTCCGATCCGGACTATTTCCCTTTTTTCTCCCCGCGCATGGAGTTTGAAGAGTTTATCATCCTCTTTGCGGAGTGGTACAGCCAAGGAGAGCCAACAGCGGCCTTTGTTGGCATCCGCGCCGACGAAAGCCTTAATCGCTTCCGTACCATTGCCATCCACGACAAAGAAACATTTCAAGGCAAGCGGTGGACAACCAAAGTCGTTGATGAGGCCTACAACATCTATCCGATTTACGACTGGAAAACTAGCGACATTTGGGCATACCATGCCAAGACCGGCAAGATCCATAACCGTATCTACGACCTGATGCACCAAGCTGGCGTCCCTCTTTCTCAACAGCGCCTTTGTCAACCTTACGGAGACGACCAACGGCGGGGCTTGTGGCTCTATCATATCCTTGAGCCGGAGACGTGGTACAAGGTTGTTTGTCGCGTCAATGGGGCCAATAGCGGTTCACTTTACATCAACGAAACCGGCAACGTGAACGGCTACAACAAGATAAACAAGCCAGAGGGCCACACGTGGAAGAGCTTTTGCAACCTGCTTTTATCCACTATGCCCGAAGTCACCCGTAACCATTACCTGAAACGCTTCAAGGTTTTTATTGCGGGCTGGAAGGGGAGAGGCTACATTGACGGCATCCCTGATGAAGCGCCAAAGGTGTTAGAGGACGCGCATTGGGCTCCTTCCTGGCGGCGGCTATGCAAGGTGCTGTTGCGGAACGATTGGTGGTGTAAAGGGCTCGGATTAACTCAGCCGAAAAGCGAAGCTTACGGAAAGTACCTGAAGATTAAGAAGGCCAAGAAGGGGGGCGCAGATGAAGCTGGTTCCGGTGTGCTATGTGACGATTGACGGCAAGGAGTATGGCCCTTTCACCAGCGAGCAAGAGGACGAAGTGCGGAAGCTTCTGCGGGTAAATGGCGCATTTTCAAGGCGCTGCGCCATTGACGGCAAACATATACCGGCCAAGCCAGACAAAAAGCCCAAGGTCCACCATGATCTGCTGTTTTGACATCCCTATGGAGGAATAATGAAAAAGCCGACCGTGACACAACTGCTTGACCTGCTAGCCAAGCCAGCCCTTATCAACTGGGCCAACAAGCAAGGATTGGCGGGAATCGACATTCAAGAGCAGCGCCGGATAGCCAAGGCTAACGGCAACTCGCTACACCAGCAGGTTGAAAATGTCTGCAAAGGCACCGGGACTTTTGAGAGCGACGAAGATTTCCGCAACTTTCAAGACTTCATGCGGGATAAGCAAATTGTTTCGGTGGAAACGAAGATCGAAACGGAGTGGTTTACGGGACGGTACGATTGCAAACTGAAATACAAGGGGATGGATTTTCTCGTTGACTACAAGAGCGGGTTTTCCGGCAAGCTGTACTTAGAAAACAAGCTTCAGTTGGTGGCTTACGGCATGGCAGAACCGGTCAACGGCTTGGCTATAGTCTCACTTCCCATGTTCAGTTTTGTGCCGGTTAAAATCCTCAACAGGGCCAAGTACGAGGATATGCTGATTTGCCTGTCGAAATTATACACGCTGCAAAAGGAAACCGGCGACATAAGATAGCCCCCCACTCATGAGGAAAGGCTTGACACTCTGCCGGGGGTTTGGTAGGATGCGGGCACAATTGAATAGACGCTCTATTGGCAGATAGAGTATCACCATAAGGATTTGGTTCCCATCTGGGGAGCCAGTCTAGCTAAAGCCCCCCTTACACTGCCATGTGAGGGGGGCTTTAGCGCTTTTTGAAGGAGTGGCAAGGATGGACCATCCTAACCCCCAAGCCGAAGAGGGCCACGTAGACATAGCCAATGGAATTGTTGAGGCGCTTTGTCGTGTCCAGCTTTCCGGCTATGAGTCAAGAGTTCTATGGGCCTTATTCCGCAAAACCTACGGTTGGCACAAGAAGGAAGACCGGATATCCCTCACCCAATTTCAGGTGCTCACTGGCCTACCTATTCCCAAAATCAGCAATACCCTAAATCGGCTAGTCTTGCGGAAAATGGTAAGGGTTACCGAAAATGGTAACGGTAAAGTCAAAACCTATGGATTCCAAAAGGTATTTTCGCTTTGGTGTGACTTGCCGGAAAAGGTAATACCTAAATCGGCAATACCCGAAAAAGGCATTACCGAAAATGGGTTGCAGGGGTTGCCTATTTCGGCAAGTACAAAAGAAACTATTACAAAAGAAAAAGAATCTATTATTACCATAGAGCCGGAAGTTGAGAATTTGCTGTCTCCTTCAGATCAGGTCATGATGGCCTACAACAAATTTGCCCCGTCCTTCAACCGGGTCATGGACATGGGCACATCAACAAGGTGGGTCAACGCAAGGTGTATTTTTGAAAAGTACAAAAACCACCCTGAAGGGCCACGCGGTTTTCTGGACTGTCTTTTTAAAAAAGCAGAGGCATCCGATAGGTTGACTAACCGGGACGGGGGGTGGAAGGGATACCCTCCGGACCTCGATTGGTTTCTCAAAGAGGAAAATTATATCAAGGTCATAGAGGGCAAGTTTGATAATGGCAATTGCCCCCCCGTTCAACGGGTGGATCAGCGCAAAAAACAAGGGTTTAAGGGGGTGTCAAGTGGTCTCGAAGCAGCATTTTCTGAAGCAAATGACTAAGTTGATGATAATCTGTGATGAACAGGTTTCAGACGAAAGGATTAAGGCGTATTACGAGGTTCTTTCCCCCGACTTCACCAATGAGCAGTTTGACAAGGCTCTCAACTTGGCCTTGAAGAACAGCTTCAAGTTCCCCCCCATCGCCGCCTTTTACAAGGCTGACCCTTCCCAACCCGCCCCGCTCATGGTCAACGAGCCGGTAACGCCCGAAGAGTCCAGAGCCATCAGGGAGGTACTGAACCGCTATGGACTGTGACCGCAAGTTACCCCCTCAGAGTATCGAAAGTGAAATGTCCCTGTTGGGCGCTGTGTTTGTCAGCCGGGATGCCCTCGATACCATCCACTCCGTCATGCAGGTAAACGACCTGTACCGGGAGAGCCACCGCAAGATACTTCTGGCAATGACCACCTTGGCAGACAAGGGCGAGCCGGTTGACATTATCACCATGACCAACATTCTGAAGGGCCGGGGGGAATTGGAAGAGTGCGGCGGCGGGGCTTACCTCTACACCCTGTCGGATTACGTGCCTATGGCTGAGAACGTCGCGCACTACTGCCGGATAGTGGCAGACAAGGCGGCAGACCGTAGCTTAATTTTTCACGCCACCGATGCCGTCAACCTTGCCTACCAGGGGGGCAAAACGGATGAGGCGATAGCGAAGCTTGAATCAGCCATACAGCCATCCATCGACAAGCAAGGCAATCAGCCAGTGCAGATGAGCGTTTCGCTTCAACAGGCCGTGAGCCGGATAGAATTTCGGCACGAGCACAAGGGGCAGATTACTGGCCTCACCTATGGAGTAGACGCTTTGGACCAAGTGACCCTTGGCCTACACCCCGGAGACTTGGTGATAGTGGCGGGTCGGCCTAGCATGGGTAAGACCGCTTTCCTTCTCAACATCCTAAAAAGTGCTTGCGGGGAAGGTGAGCCGGGGATGTTGTTCAGCCTAGAGATGAGCAGGCTTGACAACGTAGACCGAATGGCCGCAAGTTACAGCGTCCCTTACCAGCGGATCAGGAGCGGCAGGCTAGAAAATGACGATTGGCCGAAACTGACTAAGGCTATGGGGAATATGCACGGATGGACTTTTCCAATTGACGACACACCGGCAATCTCATTGCGAGAACTCCGGGCCAAGGCGCGTCGGCAGAAACGGCAAGGGCTCCGGGTGCTCGGTATCGATTACATGCAGCTTATGGCACTTTCAGATCCAAGGATGAGCCGAGTCCAGGGGTTAGGGGAAATCAGCCGGGGGCTAAAGCAATTGGCGAAGGAGTTAGATATCACCGTCATTGCCCTTTCCCAACTCAACCGCTCCGTTGACAGTCGGCAGGACAAGCGGCCCGTAATGAGCGACCTGAGAGAGTCGGGGGAGATAGAGCAGGATGCAGACGTTATTCTCTTTCCCTACCGCCCCGCTGCATACTGTGACAAATGCCGGGACAAGGTGGACGATGGCGACCACAACCTGAAAGAGCATCAGGCTAAGGCCGAAATCATCATAGAGAAGCAACGGGCCGGGGAACGCAACCTGAGCATACCGGTGGTATGGCTTGGAGAATATCAGAGGTTTGAGTCGCTATGTCCATATTGAAAGACGAAGTAACCGCCCACCTCCTAGACACCCCTGAGCAGTTGCAGGAGTGCATCGAGGCCAAGAGAGCGAAACCGGGGAGGCTCCCGTGAAGCGTACCATCCCGACACCGCCAAACGCATGTGTCATGGGAAAAGAAAAATACTCCCCGGCGAACGTGACGTGCATTTCCTGCCGCAAACAGGGCGTGGCGTGCCCCTTCCCCTGCGCCGTTCCAGAAAGTCCCGTTAAAAACAATCCTCCGCGTGCGGGCAAGAAAGAGGGACCGGGCAAGCAGCCCAATAAAACGGAATCAGCCTACGGTCGCCGCCTGGAAATGGAATATCCCGGCTCCCGCGTCCGGTACGAGGCTATCACCTTCACCCTAGACAACGGTCACCGGTACACCCCTGACTGGATCGTATTTCATCCAGACGGGAAGATCCTTTGCGTCGAGGTGAAGGCCAAGGGGAAGAACGGCTTCCGGCATCCGAGCTACCAGCGGGCGCGGTGCATGTTCGACCAGTGCCGGGTAGAGTTGCCGATGTTCGCATGGAGATGGGCTGATAGGTGCGGGGCTAATTGGGATGTGGCGGATTACTAGGCTGTATACCGGGGGGCAAAGCAAAGGCCCCTTTCCTTTCGGATCGGGGCCGGGGGCTACTCGGTTTTCTCCTGCCAAAAGGTATACCCTTCCGGGTCCACGCCAAGCCAGCGGCAATGCTGATAGCAAGAAGTTGACCCGCCTTTGCTGGTATGTTGAAGCAGGTAATCTTCCACCAGTCGCCAGTTCTGTGTAGCCTTTCTTTTCCTGTGTGAAATCTCGCGCTCCACGTTGCGCATAATCCCAAGCTGGAATTTTGGCGACAACACCTCTTCAACGTAGAGTGCACTGACCAACTCCGTCATACTCCCTCCTTGTAATGGGCTATTTGCCCTCATAATACCTATTGTTCTGCTGCCACTGTAACACGGTCAATAGCAAACCCATTTGGTGGATCAGGGATTTCTATTTCGATTTGGTGGAACACTGTCCGCGTAGGATAGTTAACCCCGGTATGTTCCAGTGTTGTTATGATATTGCTTTCTGCGTCTGATAGCACGACATGTAATTTGATTTTCACCTTTTATCTCCCCTCGTGATACCTACGCTGCGCCTCTTTCCTCATCCCCGCCACCTGTTCATCAGTCACCCCTGCCGCTCCGTCTATCTGGCCGCTGAGATGGTAGAGGGTGAAGGTGCCGAGGACGATGAAGGCCAGGGTGAACCAGCCCATAAAGCGGGCGCTACGGGGTCTGGTCATCATGGGTGGCCTCCCTTGCAGCGAGTTCAGATCTGATGAAGGCCGCCCAACGGTCAATGCGAGCAAAAGCCTCTTCATACCCTTCGTCTAGATACCCGCCCTCATCGCAGGGCTTACCCTCTATCCACACCCAAGGACACGTACACCCAAGGCACGGATATTGGGTATCTCTGCCGTGTGCCTTTTTGAACTGGCACAAGGGGCAAGCTTCCTGCCCGTCATCAAAGGGGTCTGCTGCGTACGCCGTTATCTGATTTTCGCCTGTGTACTTCCGCCGCAAGTCAGCCAACGCAAGCAACGACTCACGCAGCGTTTCCGTTGAAACATCCTCAAAACGTTTATCCTTGTTCATTCCCCCTCCCTCCTATCCCTACCTGGTTTACATCCCATCGTAATCCTCCTTAGTCCCCGATAGAGCCATAAGGCACATCATCAAAACCCCCAGGAAAGCGCCGGTAACCAGACCAGCGAAGAAATACAGCGCGTGGCTGATGGTCATGCAGATACCCCCTGTCGTATGGTCGCCGCTTCTGCCGGGAAATGAAGCGTCATGCAAGGTGGGCAGATAGTCGCCGTCTCCCCCGTGGCTCCATTCCCCTCTTTCGTTCCCTGGCCCTCCCCGCAGCACATGCACTTGCGCGGCATCGATGTGAGCCGGTGTTCCACGCCAACCAAGTCCCGCACAATGGCGAGGGTGTCCGCAAAGAGTTTATCCCGCGCTGCGCGCCCATCGTACCGGGACTGCTGAGAGTTGCAAAGGGCTTCGACAGTCACGGTCAACGCTGCTGCTAGTTTGTCCTGCATTACTCCCTCCTTGTGGCATTGAAATGGAATGGTCAGGCTACCACTTGTTGCAAGCGGTTATGCCCGCTATGATGGCAATCAATGTTGCTGCTATAGGGTGGTGGTGCGCTATGGCGACCCCCGCTGATATCGCTAACCCGAGTCCGGTCAGTTCTTGGGCTGTCATGGCTGTGACGCCGCTCTGAATTGCTGGTGAAAAATGCTGCCGTGGGCAATGTTGGTCAGTCGGTTGGTGTCCAGATAGTCAGCCGCCTCTTTGACTAAGCGCCTTAACTGCCGCAGTTCGTCTTGAAGTTCCTTTTTGCTGGTCCTCAGATTAGATACCCGCTTTCCAGCGGATTCGCAAACATTATCGCACATCTTTTTTCCCTCCTTTGGGGGTAGTTAAACATCTAAAACCGTTTCGTTTTTCCCTCCACCCCTGCGCCACCATCTCGCCCGGTCACGCTGAAACTCCTTCACCGTTTACCCGCTACGTGGCAGGGGATAGGCGCTCAAGGGCTGCAATCCCCGCCGCAATGGGTGCAACTGGTGTGGTAATCTGCACAGGATATGAACTTGCCGCAGTGGGGGCAGTTGAACTTCCGGGTGCGGCGTTTTTCGGGCGGCGTAAGCTTTTCGCCCACATCCTTCAACGCCTCGTCGATGTTAACATACTGGTGGTCAACGGCGGGGCGCGTCTTGCTGTCTATGTAGTCTTTGGGCCAAGGTACATCAGTGGGGCGCGACCTGTGTTGGTTAAAAGCGCGTTCCTGAGTGAAGACTTCGGCCTTGCTTACGTCTGTTGTATACCCGCCGCCGTTGGCCCAAAAGAGCATGTCGTTGCCAACATAACCCCGCTTGTCCTGCAAATAAAAATCCATCACTCCCTCCCCTTTAGCTGTGCGTCACGCTGTGCCTCTTTCCCGCTGAGCGTGCAAATTTTGATAAACTCCGACAGAGAAACTCCTTCCCTTGCCGCCCTCGCCTTCATCGTATCCCGCTCATGCGCTGTCACCCTTAGGCTGACGATGAACAGCTTGGGACCGTTGGATCCGGGAGGACGGCCAGCGCCGGGACGCTTGCCGCCTGAACCGTGGCCGCTGCCGTGGCCGCCCATTATCGATTCACCTTGGGGCGGAGGATGGCACCAGTGAGTTTGGCCACTTCGTATCCGTACCATTTTCCGTTGGGGTCGCTGACTATACCCTTGGCTACGGCTTCGCCGGATACCGTGTGTTCAATGTAACCGGACGGGGCTACTATGGCCCAATGAGTGAGCGGCACCATTCCCTCAGGACAAAGGGTCGCGTCTATCAGTTTCAACGCTTTTTCCGCCCCTGCATCGTTGTTGTATGTTACCCTGTTGCGGAATACGCTGGTTGCGACATCAAGGGCCGCTTTGTAACGATCTAACTCCGTGCTCATGTACCCTCCTTATTGCCGAGGTATCCGCCCCGGCTCGGTGTTTTTGGTCTTAGTTGAAGTTTTTGATTGCAGTCAGTGGAAGGGCAATCTCGCCTCGGCTAGTTGCGCCAGTAGCAGGGTTGTAAGGTTTGAGCTGTGCGGAGTCTTCGCCGCCGATAACTCTGAAGCCAAGGATTACAAAGCATCCTGTAACTGCGCCCTTTACTATCTGGTTCACATTGAATCCGTTCATTTTATCCCCCGTTGAAGTTGTTGTGTGATGTGCCGTTCTTGGACGGGTTGGTGAGGGTTAGGGCACGTCATCGAATGTGGCGTTAAACCCGATTTTGTCGCAGTAAGCAGCCGCTTGGTTAAAAATCTGTTCCAGCGTTTCGCCAGTGAATTCTTTGACCTCTGCCGGTTTTTTACCCGCGTCGGCGTCAGCGCAGCTTAACCAGAATTTAAAAGTGCGTTTCATATCATCCCCTCCTGAGTTGTTTTGTCCTTCACTGTGAATATAGCTTACCACTGCCATTTGATTGCGTCAAGCGGAATAATCAAAATAATGTAAAATATTTTGCTGAGGGTTTTTAAGTGCCTGCCAGCGACAGGTGCAGGGAGACGGTGGAGCCGTTGCAACGAGACCCTACCTTGATAGCGCCCCGGATTATCTACCTTCACGCCCCCACCCCCTGCCGTATGATAGCCGACTCTGCCGGGAAATGCCGCTCCATGCAGGGGGGGCCGCTTTCTCTTCTGCTGTTTTCATCACTCCCTCCCCTTTAGCTGTGCGTCACATGGCTTGAACCCTGTACCTTCTGTAGGCATCGGCCACCACTCGGTAACTTCATGGTAGCCGCTGAAATGGTCAATCTGCCACTCACCAAGCTCATGAAAATACCGGCCTACAGCAAGATGTTTCACCCCTTTGGCCTTGACGATGACGTCCACGGATACCCCGGAGGCTGTCTCGTGCGGGTGAGTCGGTGTTTTGCGCGGCGGGAATCCTTCACCTTTCATCTTTTCTCCTCCTTACTTGTCGTTACGGAGCTGTGCGTCACGCTGTGCCTCTTTTTCTTCCAACACCGCTAACGCCTTAGCTACCACCTGTGGCTGTGTAAGTTCCAGTTTAGCGCAGAGCCGGTTAAGCCGGTCTACATGGTGTTGTTTCAGGTTGATGTGTCGTATTGGCATGTCTACTCCTTTCTGGCAAGTTTCAGATATCCGGTGAGGGGTGGTTCGGTGGGCCGCATATCTGCCACGTTGATGTTGCAGAGACTAAGCCGGTCTGTCAGCCGGGGGAGGTTGGCATGACTGTACAAAATCAACTTTTGGGACTCTTTGAAGTCATGAGCAAAGTTCCATCCGGTGAATGAATCCAAAGCTTCTCTCACTGCTTTCTTTGTGACTCGCTTCATGTTTTACCCCCATTGTTGCGCCATAGCGTCGGCTATCCCCTGAAATGTCCTGCTCCGCTCCTTCCACCTGTTTGGTCCCGGTGGCATTTTCCACACCCGTTGTTCTCTTTCTTCTGGAGCGGCAGGGGTGAACAAATCTCCGCCGTTGCAATGCGTGGGGATGAGGGGGCGCAGGTTGTGCAGCCATAGACATGTGGCTTTTGTCTCGCCATGGCCGAACTGCCACGGCTGTATGATCTGGTCCGGCCTGCGTATCCTACTACTGATGATGCTGATTGGATTCTCCAGCGCCCAACGAAGAATGTTACAGGCCATCAGTTGCGAGACGAAATCAAGCGCGGCCTGTTGCCGGCCATCGGCTATCTTCTCGGGGAAGTGGCGCGAACCACTCACGGCGAGATGGGTGCATGGCGGGTGGAATATGCCTAAGTCCCAATGCCCCCCACGGAGAACGTCAAGTATGTCGCCTTGGATGTGAAAGGGGCTATCGTCCTCACTCTCCAGCAAGTCGCAGCTCCATGCGTCATGGCCGCGCTTGCGGAAAGCTTCGCGCACCCGCCCGGAATATTCACAGCCGACAATCACCCTCATAACGGATATCCTTGGACTTTAGCCTTCTCTATCACGTGTTCTACCCCGCATTTTTTGTGCATCTGATGTGGGACCCCGTCAATAAATATAGTGTATTTGTGGCCTCCGCGCAGAGGTTTCATACACCTAAAGCAAAGATTTGGAGTGTGAGATTTAGTAATCATTTCAACTCCATAGACTGTAAGTTAAGGCCAGTCAAGGCATTGTAGGTGCGAACCTTCAGCGCCATGTTGTCGCGCTCATCAAACACCAAAGCTTTCGCCGGTGACTCTTCAAAAGTGATCTGGCAGTTTTCGCGGCCTATGTAGACATCCGCCGAAGCGTCATGCAGGACAAACCGTTTCATATCATCCCCCCTTTGCAATTGTTGATACATTTATAATGCAAAGGTGTTACATTGTCAAGAGAGAAATACAAAATTTCTGCGGATGTTTTTTACGAGTGTCTGTCAGTGACAGAGGCAGGGAGACGGTGAAGCCGGTTGCAGCGATTCCCTACCTTGATAGCGCCCCAAGGGTGCTCTTTCTCCCCATAAGTTTTTGTTGACACTCCCCTAATGAAACGAGTATGATTACGCGCAACGAGCTGTTAGCGTTCGGGTCATCTGGGGCTAGTGCCCGTTAATGGCCTCATCCGTCAACCCCCAGTGTCGGCATGGACCCTCCACCAGTAGCCGACCGTCAAGCTTGGATGTGCGTCAGATTCAGGCTGGCACTCGGGAAAGACCGGGAAGAAGTTAACAGCGTTCCCGCTCTGCTTAGGCACCGGGCTTGTAAGACCCCCTTAGCTCAAAGAGAGCCCCAACGCGTTGGGAGGTGCCGGAGAGTTACCGGTAGGGGCAGGACATCACACCATAGGAGGGAGTATGAACGGAAACCAGTTGAACGCTGGATCATGCGTGGAAACGAAGCGGCAAAGAGGGCAGGTTGAGGACCAGATAGAGTCGCTGGACAAGGCACTATACCTGCTGGAAGAACAGATGACCCGGTTGGAAGGGCGGCTTGCTTGCGTGACAAGGAACACTGACTGTTGCCCCGGCGCTGAGTGCGAGCCCCCTGAGCAGATTCTTGTCCCGGTGGCTCATCGGGTGAGGGATGCCAATAAGCGTGTGTACTCCGTCAACAACAGGATGGATGAACTGTTCAGCCGCATTGAACTGTAGCCTACACCCCGGACGCCTTTGATACAAGCGCACCAACCGGGGTATAAATCACAGGAGGGGAGAGAAGAGATGACAGACATTCAAAGCATAGCAATGGCAATAGGGGTTATTGGTTGCGCGTGGGCCTACGCGTGGATGATGAAATGAACCTATCAGACCGCACCATTAACCCCCTCACCACCCGCCGTGCTGTTTTCCAGCAGCAGGAGAACGCGGCGCTCGCCTACTCCATCGACTACACCGCCATGCTCAACGGGGATGCTATCACGGCGTCAACGTGGACATGCAGGGATGCTATCACCATCACCCCCTCGCTTAACGGCCAGGTAGCAAGCTCCAAGATCAGCGGCAAGGTGGGGAACTACACCATCGTCAACAAAATCACCACCGCATCGGGGCAGACGGATGAACGGCTGATAGTGCTGACCATCCGCGCTAACGATGAAGGGGCGCAGAGGGATTATATCTGATGGGAGAAGGTGAAGTTCTCAATATCCCTTGTACGCTACAGAAGGTGGCAACGTTGGCAGCGGGAGGACACCGCCTGACTTTTGATGCGCCAGAGACCGCAGCCCCTCACATCAAGGAACTGATAGGCAGAGAGAATAACACTGTCTTTCTGCTCTGCCTCGTAGAAGCCGACAAGGTGGAGAAACCGGAGAAGCCCGAAAAGTGCCAACCTTTGAAGAAGCACCTGACCTTCAAGAAATAGCGCGGCAACTCGTTGACAAGGTGGACAACGTTGCGCATGTAGATGTTGATGAAGTACTGTTTCTTAGGGAGCATGAAGCAACGGGAAAGTTTCTGGCAAAGTGTTACAAGTTTGGCGACCACCCGATAGGCTTTTTCACAGACAAACACTATGCCATTGTGGTCTATTGGGCCAAGTGCGATTACATGACCAGGGAGCAGTTAACCCTGTTGCTTTGCCACGAAATGATGCACATCCCGCAGTACGGAGACAAACTGGTTGACCACGACGTGAAGGACTTCCGCGCCATCCTTGGGGTAAGCTTGGATTGGCACGAACCGGGGGCAGAAATCCCTGATATATTGGCGGTTTAGATGGCTGAAATATTGACAGAATATAATCCGACCAAATCCGAGCAGAAATTGCTTGAGGTCTTGATGAACCCGGCTAACCGGATGAAGTCGGCTACCGATGTTTGTCAGATAGCCGGGATCAGCCGAGAAACCTACTACGCCGCATTCGCTAAGGTGGGCTTTAACGCCGTCTATAAGGATATGTCTCTCAAGGTGGTAAAGGCCGCAGTCGCCCCCGTTATCAATGCTTTTGTGCGAGAGGCGCAGCGTGGCAGTTTCCAGCACGGCAAGATACTACTTGAGATGGCCGACATGTACGCGGAGAAGACCAAGCGTGAAGTGACCGGGGCAGATGGTGGGCCTATCCAGGCTGAAGTCGTGAACGTGGAGCGCCCACAATTAAGTCGCGAGGAATGGGAAAAACGCCATGGCTTGGACGCCGCAAGCAGGGCCGCAACTAGCGGCGATTGACGCCGATTGGTGTGATGAGCTTTTCTATGGTGGGGAACGCGGAGGCGGTAAATCCGACTTTCAGCTAGGATATCAAGAAGATGCCGCGCTGAGATACGAGGGCAAATCGGCCGGTATCATGTTCCGCAAGACCTACACCGAATTAGAAGAACTGCAGATGCGAGCTATGCAGATTTTTCCCGCCTCCGGTGCAGACTTCAAGGCCGCGGCCTCTAAGCAATTCCCCTTCTCCAACTGCTGGTACTGGCCCAATGGCGCAACGGTCAAAATGCGCTACATTGAGCGTGAGGCCGACTATGGCCGATACCATGGGCATCAATATTCTCACCAAAGTTTCGATGAGATCACGGAGTATCCGAGCCCCGCCGGTTTGCTTAAAATGCTTTCGTGTCTGCGCAACGCCCACGGTGTGCCATGCAGCGTGAGAAGCACCGGCAACCCTGGAGGCGTCGGTCACGCATGGGTTAAAGCCAGGTATATTGACCCCTCCCCGCCGTTCACTCCTTACACCGATCCAGATACCGGCTTTGTACGGATGTTCGTACCATCCAAACTTTCAGACAACCAAGCCCTGCTTTCCAAAGACCCGAAATACGCCAACAGGATACTAGCGGCCACGGCAGGCAACGAGGTTTTGCGCAAGGCGTGGCTTGAAGGTGCATGGGATATTGTGGCCGGTGCGTTCTTCTCTTCGTGGAACGGCAAACTGCATGTTGTGCAGCCGTGCGAACTCCCGGCACACTGGACCCGCTTTCGCTCTTTTGACTGGGGCAGCGCAAAGCCCTTTTCTGTTGGATGGTGGGCTGTTTCTGATGGAGAGTTGCGCCAGTTCCCACGGGGCGCGATTATCCGTTACCGGGAATGGTACGGAATGGAGACGCCAAACGTCGGCCTAAAAATGAGCGCCGAGGCCGTAGCCGCTGGTATTAAGCGCAGGGAAGAGAACGACAAGATAGCTTATGGCGTTGCCGATCCTGCCATATTTACCGCTGATGGTGGGCCATCGATAGCGCAGTCAATGACGCCACTTGTCTACTGGAAACCAGCCGACAACAAGAGGCAACCTGGATGGGCGCAGTTGAATAGCCGTCTGATCGGGATAGACGGCAAGCCCATGATTTACTTCTTCAACACCTGTATTGACACCATTCGCACCCTGCCCGTACAGCAGCATGACAAGCACAAATTGGAAGACATTGACACCGATGGCGAAGATCACGCGGTCGATGAGGTTCGGTATGCCTGCATGTCCCGCCCATGGATAGCGCCCAAAGACCTGACCAGTACGAAGCTCAAGGACTACTCCCCCGTTGATGACGATGATGAGGAGGGGTGGAAGACGGCGTGACCAAATAAGTGTTTACTATGCACGGCTTTTGGTGTATAATTGCCTCATAATTTACGCCTTGCCTCATAGGAGAACACCATGCCACGCAGAAATATCACCCTCAGTTCCCGCCACGACAAGATTCTAACATCCCTTTCCTCAAAGCTCGACATTTCCATGACTGAAACGATGCAACGGGCGCTGGAACTCCTTGAAGAAAAGGATGCGCAGCGGGACAAGGAGGTTGGGAAATGATCAGACCTAGGTTTAGCCACTTGGCAGACATTATCTACAGGAAATACCCCATAGAGAAGATGGCAGGAATCGCGGTGGAAATAGAAAAAAATCTGCCTGACTTTGCGGAAGCTTTTAATCTTTACTTTGCGCTTGAAAGTGCGTCAATGTCTGCGCCCAATCAGAGCAAAAAAGGCACCGTCTACTTTATGAGGGATACCCTTAGTGGCGAAGTCAAAATCGGTTTCTCTGATGGCAGAGTGTGGGGCAGAGCTAAATACCACGCCAACCACGGCGAACGCGGCATTGAAACGCTTCTGCAGATCGGCGGGACTTATGCGGATGAAACCAAGTTCCATGAGATGTTCAAACCTCACAACATCAAAGGTGAGTGGTACAAAGGGACTGACGAAGTCCTTGATGCTATCAAGGCGATGGGTTCCGCCGTCCAAGAAAACCCTGGGATGGGGATGGCAGATATCATGATAGCCGCAGGGTGGAAACTGTTCTTTTGGAAAAGAGAGGCCGAGTGTTACAGGGAACTCTTTGCGCGGCACTCAGCACAACCCCGCCCCGAGCTAAAGATACTAGCAGGCGGGAAATCCTAATGATAGAGCGGCCTAAACTGGACCACACAAAGGGGGAGAGATGAGCGAGATTAGGCAAGCCATCACTGCTGATCTTTCTTGCGCCATGGGCAAAGGCCGCGACGAAATCATTCTTACCGCCATCAGAAATGTGAGCGCGACGGATCACTTGATTCAGAAAGCAATTGCCAAAGATGGCAGAGTATTCTCGCCTGAACTCTTAGAGTCTATAGCACAAAGAGGACGGTTTGAGATATATCCCGACAAAACCGAAACATTCTTTTGGGACAACAAGCCGCTTATCCAGTTCATGCCGATGGAAATCAAGTATGAGGGGAACAACATCAGTGCAAGTCAACCCTACCGTTTGATTGTGGCCGACAGCATAAAGGAGGGGTGCGAGAAATGATAATTGCTTTTGTGCTGGAAACGGCGGTCGGCCTGTGTGTCGCTGTTGCTACATCGGTGGTTATTGCCCCCGTCATGTTCAAATATCTTCATAGGATAACTTGGCGCGAACTTTGGGACGTGGTGAAAGCTACAGATTTGCGGGGATAACACAGGGAGGGTGCGAGAAATGAGCTTTAACTGGAAACTGATGAACGTGAGAAGGGCCAAACTGGCTTCGCACTCATTCGTAGCTTTTCGGCCTGGAGAAAACCCGTTCATCATCGGGGCTGCAATGGTGGTCCCGTCGCCAGGGATGGCTGAGCGGCTGTGCTTCCACGTTATATATGATGACGGCAAAACTGATTACATCCCACTGGAGAGCTTGACGGATGGCACGTACACAGCGGAGGGCGAATGAGAAAGCCTAGATACCTGAGAGCAGAGGTGAAAAAGCGAAGGGACCGGGAGAAAGTCCGCGCCTTTTACGGCGGCTTGCAATGGACGCCAAATCAAGTAGGGAAGATAAAGGAGCGCATCAAGGTTAACGGAGGGTTTGACCTTTACCGGATAGAAGACCCGTTTAGGATGGGGAGAGATTGCGCACCGCCACCAGAAGGTATCGAACGACTCAACACTTGCCGCAGATAAAAACCCTTGACTAATTAGAATCATCGTGGTACTTCCACATTAACTCCCTCCCCTTTAAACATGGTGACAGCCCTTCATCGGGCATTTCGGGCGCGAATAGGATTTGTACAGTCTGCGCTTCCATTGCCGGTATGAATGGGTGCATGGCTCACCGGCACAGTTTCAAACAAGGCACCTTGCCACTAGCATCAACGGCGTGACCGCACAAGCGGGAGTAAAAAATTGGCTGAAACTCTCACCCTCACTCAAGCCGTGGAGTTCTTCGAGCAAGCCGAGGAACTGTCCTACGACTCCCGCACGACGGCCGAACGCTGCCGCGACTACTACGACCACAAGCAATGGACGGCCAAAGAGAAAGCCATCCTTGCCGAGCGTAACCAACCCCCCGTAACCCGTAACCGCATCAAGCCCAAGGTTGATTTTCTCAAGGGGATGGAAACCCAGACCCGCACCGACCCCAAGGCATTCCCCCGCACCCCTGGCGACGATGATGCAGCATCCGCTGCGACCGACGCCATCCGTTTTGTTTGTGACTCCAACAAATTCACCGATACCAAATCCGGGTGCTTTGATAACTTGACCGTGGAGGGGGTTTGCGGCGTTGAGGTCTACGCCAAGCCTGGCCGGGGCAAGGATATTGACGTTTGTATCCGGCGCTTCCAGTGGGACCGTCTGTTCTGGGACGCTCACAGCAGGGAGAAAGATTTCAGCGATACCCGCTATCGTGGTGCTGTCATTTGGATGGACTTTGAGGAAGCCGTTGACCGCTACCCCGGAAAGCGTGAAGCATTAGCGTCCACCCTTGCCAACGAAGGGACCATCTCCAGCACCTATGATGACACTCCCCGGCTCAGATGGGCCGATGACAAGCGCAAGCGGGTCCGTGTGGTCAAATTGGAGTTCAAGCGCGGGGAGCAGGTTTACACCTGTGAGTTCACCAAGGGCGGCTTTCTCGTTGATCCCGAGCCGTCGCCCTACGTGGATGAGAACGGCATCCCCGAATGGTCGATCCTGCTCCAGTCGGCGCACGTTGACCGTGAGGGGAACCGTTATGGGTGGGTCCAGGCGTGGCTTGACCTTCAGGACGAGATCAACAAGAGGGCCAGTAAAGGGCTGCACCTTGCGTCTGTGCGCCAGACATTTGGGACCAAGGGTGCCGTTCAGGACGTGAACAAAGCTAAAAAGGAACTGGCAAAGCCTAACGGCCACCTTGAAGTGGAAATGGGGGAGTTTGGGAAAGACTTTGGCATTCTCCCCACTGGCGACCTTGCCGCCGCTCAGTTCAGCATGCTTCAGGAGGCGAAGCAGGAGATTGACAGCGTAGGGGTCAACGCCGCGCTTGCTGGCTCCGACCAGCGGGGATTGAGCGGCAAGGCCATCGGCAGGTTGCAGCAGGGCGGCAGCACCGAGATAAAGCCCCTTCTTGACTGCCTTGCCTCCTTCAACAACCAAGTATACCGCGCCGTCTGGAACCGCATCAAACAGTTCTGGACTGCCGAGAAGTGGGTCCGCGTCACGGATGATGAAAATAACCTGAAATGGGTAGGGCTGAATCAGCCGATTACCTTGGGCCAGCAGCTTCAGGAGGAAATGGGCGAGTTGCCCCCTGAGTTCGCCAATGACCCACGTCTCAATCAGGTTGTTGAGGTCAAGAACGAAGTCGCCAAGATCGACGTTGATATCATCATCGATGAGGTGCCGGACACCATCACCGTCATGCAAGAGCAGTTTGACGCTCTCACCGCCATATTCCCCGCTATTCCCGACATGCAGAAACCGGCCATGCTGGAAATGCTCATCGAGTCGTCCTCTCTCCGCAACAAGTCAAAAATACTTGAGCGGCTGAAAGGTGGCGACCAGCAAGACCCCGCAGCGCAGCAACAGGCGCAGGCCGCGCAGGAAGCCCAAATGCAGCAGATGCAAGCGCAGATGGAGCAGATGAGCGCCAACCTTGAGAAAACGCAGAGTGAGACGGAGAAGAACCGCGCGGCCTCGCTGAAGAGCATGGCGGAAGCGGAGAGCCTAGTCAATCAACCGCAGATGACCGAGCAACAGATGATGTTAGCCGGTCAGACGGATGGAATGCAAATCTGAAGTAACACCTTCACCGACCATAAAAGGAGCAACTAAAATGAAAAAGATTACCTCCCTGCTGATGCTGTTCGCATTGGTCCTGACCGCCGCATTGGTCTACGCTGGCAACGTTCACCGTGACGGCGACGGGGTAGCGATGCCCGACACCTTCGCCCCGGTCAAGACCCGCAGTCTGACCCACACCAAGGCTGACAAGACCTACACCCCGACCGCTGGCACCAAAAAGGTACGCATCAACCCGACCGGTGCAGTGTTCGCCAAACTTTCCAGCGCGGTCAACAATAAGGACACTGTCGGCTTCCCCCTGGCCGCGAATGCTACCGCTGAGATGGGCGTTGCGACCCGCACCGGAGCTGGCGCGGCTGTTTCGGCCATTGTCTTCAGCGGCCTGAGCTCCGCGACCAAGACCATTTACATCCAGGAGCAGTAATGACCCGGCACGAGATAGACAACAACTTCCGCTACCACGCGCCGAAGGATGACCAGCCCAAACGCTACGAGGCGCTACGCGGCAAGGCGAAGGAGCTAGCAGAACTCATCAACGAGCTGTGCCCCGACAGCCGGGAAAAGTCCATCGCCATCACCAACCTTGAGCAGTGCAGCATGTGGTCCAATGCTTCCATTGCTCGTAACGAGTAGAAAGGAACCAGCATGGGCAAGGAATCACGGCAAGCGCGGATTTTGGAAGAGACGCAAGACGCGGCACTCGCTGAAATCCGCGAAGCCTTCCGCCAGGACTTCGACCACTTCAAGCAATCGGCATGCAAGCTGCCGTTTCTGAAGCGGCTGGAGTTCTGCTGGAAGATCATGAACCGCAACCCCAAGTAAGGGGAGCCGTCGCCGGGTAATCGGGCGTGTACTAAAGAGGGTCGCCGCCAACGATCGGGCGCTGAAGGGAGAAGCAAATGGAAGACATGGACAGTATTCTTAACCCGCCGCAGGAGCAGGAAACCACCCAAGAGGTGGAAACCGAGCGGGAAGAAACCCACGAAGAGCAAGAGCAGGAAACGGGCGAGAAAGAGACTCAGGTCGCCGCTGAGACGAAGGAAGAGAAGCAGGAAGAAGCCAAGCCCGACGCCACCGCCGAAGCCGTCCGCGCAGAACTCGCCGCACTGACCAAGGAACGCGAACGGCTGCGCACGAAAGAGGCCGCGCTGGAAGCCGAAAGGGAACGCCTCAAACAGCCCGTTCAGGAAGAGGAGAAGCCCGACTTTTGGGACAACCCCGAGGCGCAACTGACCGCCCTTGAGCAGCGCATGGAGCAAAAGCTGCTCAACGAGCGCCTGAATATCTCCGAAACCTACGCACGCGGGAAATACACCGACTTTCAGGAAAAGCTCGATGTGTTCGCCGGGATGATCCAAGAAGCGCCGGAACTACACCAACGGATGCTGCGCGACCCCAACCCCGCAGAGTTCGCTTACAAGACCGCCGCCGACAAGTTGAAGGTGGCGAAACTGCAAGAACTTGGCGACCCTGACGAGTTCCGCGCCAAAATCACCGCCGAGCTCGAAACCAGCATCCGCACCAAGATCATGGCGGAAATCGAAGCCGAGAAAGCGGCAGAGGTCGAAGCCAAAATCAGGGAAAAGCTCGGCAAGGGCGGCTTCAGCGAACAGCGCAGCGTCGGCACCGAACGAACGACAACCAAGACCTTTAGCGGGCCTACGTCTCTGAACAAGATCCTAGCGTAGCCCGAGAAGGCCGCAACCTTTGCCCGAGAACACGGGCCGGGAGATACGAAATGAAACGTCTGCAAGCATTCGTGAGAGGTTTTCTCAACTTTCACGCCATCGTAAGGTCTCCGCTCTGTCTGCTGTTCGGGACTGAGACCACCGCCGCCGAGCGTGTCACCCAATGGGAAGATACGTTTTTTAAGGAGTATGTCCGCGCCAACCGATACAAGCGGTACATGGGCACCGACGAAAACGCCATCATCCAGCTCAAGGAGAACCTGACCAAGACGCAGGGTGACGCCATCACCATCAACCTCGTGGGTGCCCTCGACGCCAGTTCCGGCCCGAACACCGGATCCTCGGCCCTGGTTGGCAATGAAAAGGCACTCCCCAACGACGGGCACAAGATCACTGTTGGCGTGGTCCGCGACGCTGTGACCGTTAACGGCATGGAAGAGCAAGCTTCCCCCATCGACATTCGCAACGCCGGCAAGGTGGCACTGAAAGACCTGTCCATGCGCTACATGCGCAACGGCATCAACGATGCTCTCCACAGCATCAACGGCGTGGTCTACGGCTCCGCGACCGAGACTCAGAAAGACGCATGGCTGGTGGACAACTCCGACCGCGTTCTCTTCGGGGCATCCAAGGGTAACAACGCCGCCGACGACCACAGCGCAGCCCTCGCCATGATTAACAACACCGACGACAAACTGACTGGCAATGTTGTCTCGCTCATCAAGCGCATGGCTCAGACCGCAACCACCGCCAACGGCGACGGCATCCGCCCCCACACCTACGGCGAAGATCAGGAAACCTTCGTCATGTTCGCGCCGGCCTTTGCCTACCGCGACCTGCGCAACTGGATGGTTGCGAACGGGCACTGGGACACCGCCCTGGAGCGCAGCAAGGACAACCCGCTGTACTCCGGGCCGACTTCCATCGAATGGGACGGTGTAATCGTCAGGGAGATGCCGGAACTGCCGATCCTGACCGGCGTAGGCGCGGACGGCATCAACGTTGCCCCTTGCTTCCTGTGCGGGGCGCAAGCACTCGGCATCGCATGGGCCAAGAGGACCAAGACCACCGTCAAGAAAGAGGACGACTACGAGTTCTCGCACGGTGTGGGTTTCATGGAAATCCGGGGCACCAACAAGATCCAGTGGGGCCAGGGTGGCGCTAACGCCATCGACTGGGCCGTAGCGACCTGCTACGTGGCTGGCGTGGCTGACGCGTAACCAACAACGGCGGGGTAGGGGCGACTCTACCCCGCTTCACTAAGGAGCAGCCATGAAGTTTAGATACCTTGGCGAGAAAGACAACATGCAGGTTTTCGGCTACGACTTCCGCGACGGGGCCACCCCGGAAGTGACCGACGAAAACGCCGTTAAGCGTCTCAGCGGCAACAGGTTCTTTGAAGTGGTTGAGGAAGAGGACCAGGGCGAAGAAACCCCGACCGAGAAGAAGAAACCCGGCAGGAAGCCCAAAGCCGACCAGTCAGAGTAAGGAGCGCCCGTGTTCCCAATTTCGATACGGTGGGATAAAGGTTTAGGCAGTCTCGCGATATCCGCACGGATGCTGTACGGTCTCGGGTATTGGGACTTTGCCAATCAGGTTGAATCGGCAGAGGACACGGCTAACTGCCGGGTCTATCTTACCGAACTCCCCACATCATCCCTCACCCTATCGTGGTACACGGTAGATGTTGCCCTCCCGTCTGCTCCCGGCCCCTTCCCTATCGAGATCTTCGACGGCAACGGGGATTTGATAGGCGACGACCTCGCCCCCGGCACGGCGGCAGGTTCAACGGGCGGCACTGGATCCGCTGGCGTCGGCATCACTCGCGAACAGTTGGCTATCAAGGTGCTCAGCAACCTTAAAGTGTATGACCGCAGCGGCCTTGACGCAGAGGACCAGCAGAACGTGCTGGACGCCTACGACGCTGTTTACCAGGAGTTGAAAGACGATGGACTGGTAACGTGGACACAGGGCGAGGGTGAAACCATCCCCGTTCGTTTCATGAACAGCATCATCGCTCTTGTCTCGGCGGCAGATGTGCTGCTAGGCACCTACGCGCAGGAGCCCGTTGACGTCCAGCGGATCATGGCGGGGAAGGTGGCAGCGGAGCGGAGAATCAGGCGGCAGTTGGCAAGCGCACATGATACCGAAACGACCACCGTGGAGTATTTCTGATGGGCGCGACTATTCACAAATTGCCTACGTCGTTGGAGCGTGGCCCGCACAACACAGGAGAGGCCAAATGCGCAGCGTGTAAACACGAATGGGTAGCTGTGGCTCCCACTGGCACGGTATGGCTTGATTGTCCCAAATGCGAAACGTGCCACGGGCTGATGAAGGGTCCAGTTTACCCTGAAAATGCGCAATGGACCTGTAACTGTGGCTGCTATGTTTTCGTGATCAGCGACACCACCAACATTCTGTGCGCTGTGTGCGGAACTGTTCACGGCCAACAGTTTTTCCCGGAAGGCGACTAATGCCTAGAATCCCCCTCGTATTCGGCCAGATGGACCTAGAGAGCGACCAGACTAGCCGCCGAGATCAGGTGTTAGCTCACTTGATTAACGGCTTCCGTGTCGGCTCTTCCATCCACATGTGGCCCGACCGCGCCGAATACTGTGACCTAGGGGAGAATGGCAACGTCTACGTGTGGCAGTCTACCTTGCATGGCGTCAAATACGCCGTGTGCGCCGGGAAACTGTTCAGGGTCGATGGTGAAGGGCAAAAAACAGAGATAGCAGGGCCGGTGCTCTCCCTGAACACCCCGCCGGCCTTCGCAGAGGACGCATACAACGTCTTTGTCGCCGCAGCCTCCCCCATCTACAAGATAACCGGAGACACGGGGGCAGCTATCGCAGGGGGGCAGGCACCGGTTATCGTTACCTCTCTGGCGTTCCTCTCAGGCTTCCTTGTTGCCAACGGTCAAGACCCCGCAGGGGGAGGGCTGGCCGGTGATTTTGCCTACTCTGACACGCAGGGGGAGGACGGCCCGACCTATGCCGTGTGGAGCTACGAGAACAACGCCACCAAGCCCGACGCGCTGCAAGGGCTAATTGCCACGCCTGATGATTACCTGTTCGCCATTGGCACCGAGTCCGTTGACGTGTCCTATGTCTCGGGCAACGTGGAATCCCCCTTCAGCAGCAACAAGGCGCTTGCACAGCCCTTTGGCACCCCTGAGCGGCACACCATCGCCTACGACTCGCAATCCATCTTCTTCATGGCTGTAATCCAGGGAAACCGGCAGATTGTACGCCTCGTTGGCGGCAGGACGCCGCAGATAATTGGCTTCCCGCTTGGCGTGCCGGTGCAGGATGCCGACATTACCGGGGCGCGGGGCCACATGGTGGGCTACCGGGGCCAGACGTTTTACGTGCTGACCCTGCCCCAAGCCAACGTTACCATTGATGACCTGTTCTTCCCTTCCCTCACCCTTGCATTTAACGTGAGAGCAGAGGAATGGGCCATTTTGGGAGAATGGGACGCGGACCAGGGGCGGTATACGGCGGCAGTGGCGCAATCCTTTGCCTATGACGGGGCAACGCGCTACATCGGCGGCAACGATGGCAAGGTGTACACGCTGAGCGACGGAGTAAGGGCAGATGAACCGCTGATGCTGCATCGTTGGCGCAACGACGGACGGCTGGAATGGGGTGCTGCGCGGTCCCTCTCCCTAGGCGCTATTGGCGACAGGCGCACGCCGCTGAAATCCCGGCAGTGTGGCAGGTACTACAAGCGGCAGGATGAGTTCATTCTTGTGCAAGGCAACATGAGAACGGTGATCCGTCCCGGTTGGCGCACATGGGGCAAGCCGATAGATCAAAAGATCAGCAATGAGTATGGTTATGACGTGAAGCGCGGGGACAGCGGAGTGGTGTTCAACGAGGTGACGGAAGATATTAAGGTGGTGCGATGACCCTCTCTTCTAGCCAAACGCCGAAATCGCCCCGTGAGCTGGAGCAGTTCTACCGGGATGTGGCTAAGATGCTCGGCAACCTTGCAGGCATCCCTTGGAACCTCATCAGCAAGGCCGGGAGCCGTCTAGATGAAATCACCGTCCGCACTCACGACCTGTTGCAAGAGGTCAAGGGGTGGGCGACAGGTGCCGACACCGTTCAAGACCGGCATATCAGCGATGCAGACGGCAAGGTGTGGCAAGACCACGTTGAGGTAACGGACGGTAACCCCCACGGCACCGACCACAGCCAGCTTGAAGCCATTGGCGAGCTCGACCCAACCAGCGCGGACGCGACCAAGGACAAGCACCTTTCCAACGCGCAGAGCAAGGTGTGGCAAGACCATACCGACGCAACGCAGAATGTCCACGGCATCGGCACAGGCAACAGCGTGGTAGGCACCGGGACGGCGCAGACCCTTACAAGCAAGAAGTTTGGCGACAGCATCACGCTACCAAAAACGGCTGGAACTGGCATCAAGATTGACACGGCATCGCCTGACTTCCCTTGGCGCGACCTGATAGGGCTGATTATTTACAAGGATGTGGGCGTAGGCTCCCCGGTACTGACCACCTACCGAGGCAATGTGAGGGATGTTAACTTTGCCGCAGGCGACGATTACGACCTGAAATTCCACGTTGACCATGATTGGGTGCCGGGGAAGGACTGTTTTATCCACATGCACTGGTCACATAACGGGACCGACGTAAGTGGTAGCCTGGTCATTAACTACTACGTCACTTATGCTAAGGGGCACAACCAAGCGCCGTTCCACGCAGAAAAGAACATTACGCAGACCATCGCCAGCCTGAGTATCGCGAACACCCCGCAGTATCAGGCGCGAATAGACGAAATTCAGCTTTCTTCCTCAGGCGGCAGCTCTACCACGATTGACACCGACCTGATAGAGCCGGACGGTTTAATCCTTATCCACTTTGATGTGACCACCATCCCAACTATCACGGGCGGTTCCGGCAAGCCGTTCATCCATTTCGTGGACGTCCATTGCCAGTCAACAGGCGTAGGGACCAAGCAGAAAGCACCGGACTTTTACACATAAGGACAACCCATGATACACACGCTTTCACTCTGTAGTGTTTGCTACAAGAAGATCCCGGCTAGGATCCACTTCGCGGACGGCATGGCAATCATGACCAAGGAGTGTGACGTTCACGGGCCGTTCACGGCGGTAGTGGAGAAGGACATCCAGCACGTTTCCAACTTCTATCACCGTGGCACGCTCGGCAACAATAACACCATCATCATACACACGCACAACGATTGCAACATGGAGTGCCCCTGGTGTTACTACCCAATGGGCAAAGAGAAGATGCAGCCGTTTTCCTACTATCAAAGTCTGCTCGGCTTTCCCTACAATGGTTTCCGTCTGCTGTTTTCCGGGGGGGAACCTACGCTAAGGCCCGATTTCTTTGAGTTCCACCACGAAGCATATATCAGAGGGTGGGGGCCGTCCAGCATCACCAACATGATAAGGCTCGGGGATGATGACTTCTTTAAAGCGACCATGAATGAGGAGCACGTCACCGGGAACCTGTACCGCTTTGCTATGTCCATGCAGCACCCGAAGAACTACCCCGAAGCGGTGTTGCGGCAGAAGATCAGGGCCATAGAGAACATCGAAAGCAAAGGACTCAAGGCAATGTGCGCCATGTTTTCCATCCAGTCGCTTGACGAACTGGACTACATCCGCGAATTCTACGACCGCACCAAGCACACGTATACCATGCTCCGCATCCGCACCATGTTTGGCAATTGGGAGAACAAGGGGGCTGAGAAGCTGTTCCTTTCCGACTTGCACAAGGCGTTCATAGAGAAGTTTTCCGACCTCATGCCAACCCTTTCCGAGACGGTGGAAAAGTCCAACATGTACTGCCTGTATTTGGCAATGAAAGACGGGATGCAGGTTTCGCTGAGCAGCGCCCCTACGGTGGAAAACGTTGACTACCATGTTTGCTCCCGGCCTGTTTTCATGCTGGCAATGGACGGCAGATGCTATTCTGTCCCGCTAGCTCAAATAGCCAACGAAGGGTTTATGAAAGGATGGCATTCGGGTTTCAGGCTCCAAGGAGGTGCAACATGTGGGCAGCCGCAGTAGTAGCAGGGCCAGCAGTAATAGGCGCGGCAGCATCCAACATCCAAGTTTCTCTTTCACCCGCGCCAACAGTTGAAAGCAAAAGCATAGAAAAAGGCTGGAAGGACGGCGTTGAACTGGCAGGAGGTGCAACATGTGGGTAGCAGTCGGGACGGTAGCAGCAGCAGCCATCGGGGCCGGGGCAAGTGCGGCAGCATCCAACAGTGCAGCGAAGAAACAAGCGGCAGGGATTAAGGGTGCTCAAACAGATGCAAATCAATTGCAGTGGGATATGTATGATGACACGAAAAACCGGTTTCAGAAGTTTGAAGACCCGGCAGAAAGGGCATTAGCCACTCTCCAAAACGCTCTTTACGGCAGCAAATCCGAATACGTTGACCCGCGCTTTACTAAACTGGACGCAGGGGATTTGCAAAACCTTAACGCCGACTTGTTACGACAGAGCGGCAACGAGTATTTTGCCGGTAAAGACAATAATTTCCTGTTGCAGCACTTGGCAAACAACCCTTGGGACGCCAAATACAGCGCGGACAAGCCCTTTTACCGTGGGCCGGACGGGCAGATTACCGACAAACCCTCCATGCTCTCGGCGCAGTGGAAGCCGCAGGAGTCGGAAGGATTCAAGTATACCAAGAGCCGCACCCTTGAGGATTTGGGCCGATCTCTCCGCATGATGGGGAGAGGGTCCGGCACCGTTGCAGCCAACGCCACCGGGCGCACCCTTGGCGACCTCAACGTACAGAACGAGGCCACGCAGCGCAACGAGCTGTGGAACATGGTCAAAACCGGCCAGGGCGCAGCGGGTAGCATCGCCGGGGCGGGGCAGAACGCCGCGAACAACGTGGGCGGCAACATCATGAACACCGGCAACAACCTCGCCAACATTGCGCAGAACAACGGGCAGACTCAGGCCAGCCTGTGGGCGGGCTTGGGCGGCACGGCAGCAAACGCCTACGGCACCTACCAGATGGGCAAGTACCTGAACGGCAAAACGGTATAAGGAGGTAGCATGGCTTTCGATCCGTGGGCATCCACAAACCAGGGGCTATCCAACCTCACCAACACGCTCGGCACTCTGGCGCAACTGAAGCGGCAAGACCAGCAGTATGCCGATGAAGCGCCGTTGCGCTCCCTTCAGATGCAGCAGGCACAGCAGGGCGTGGAGCAGCAGGGGCTTACCCTCGCCAACCTCAAGGGGCAGCAGGGGGCACTGACCGACCAATACGGCACCACAGGCCAGCCGGATGCACTGCCCCGCGCTATGTCATTTCAGGCCCAAGAAGAGCAGATGCAGAAGGAACAGGCCACAAAGCAGAAGGGTTTTGAAGTGTACCTCAACACCATCAAGGCGCTTGACGGCATGACCAACCTTGACGCGACCACCAAGACGGAGATTGGCAAGCACTTTCTGTCTCAGAACCCCGACTATGCCCCCTTTGCCAACAATCTGAAGTATGTTGACTCCAAGGGTGTCAAGGCCGCTCGGCAGTTCGGGGAAGGTGAACTAAAAGACCCCGCAACAGGCAAACCCCTCCCCGCAGGTTACTACGAGACAGAGGGCGTATGGACCGGTGACGCCGCTAACCCCGTGAAACTGACCGCATACAAGCTTGTTCCCGAGAAGAAGGATGAGCATGAAACATGGGGCGACCCCTACCAAGACAACGTGGGTGGCAAAAAGGCCATGATGCAGAAGAGCAGCCGGGGGCAGGTCCGGTCTGTACTGGCGGACAACAGCACTACGGTAAAAGTGAGTGCGGGTGGCGGTCACGACACCATGCAGGGCGGCAAACCACAGGGCGGTAAGATCCTCCCCGCTGGACAGCTTGAGTCGATAGCCGACATGAAGCGCGTTAAGGATGTGCTTGCAGAGGCATCTGACCTGCTCAAAAGCGGCAAGATTGATACCGGCCCTGTGTCTGGCCGTTTGCAATCTCTCGGCTCCAAGGTGGGTCTTGCTTCTGACAACTTCGTGAACCTTCAACAGAAGATGCAGACCGCCGAGAACATCATGCTCAAACTCCGCTCCGGGGCCGCTGTTACAGAGAGCGAGTATCAGAGGTTCAAGAAGGAATTCCCTCGTACCAGCGACACCCCGGAAGTGCGGGATAGGAAGATGGCAAACGCCATTGGCTACGCCTCTACCCTTATGGACAGCAAAATGGACATCTACGAGGAAGGGGGTTACAGGGTGCCACAGAGCGTTAAGAGCGGTGGCAAGCCAGCAGGTAAGCCCGCGCAGAAGCAAGCCCAAGGCCAGACCAAGAAAGGCGGCAGGTTCACCATTATCGAGGTGAAGTAATGGCGCAGTATACCGTAAAGGACAACGCGACCAAAAAAACCATCACTTTTGATTGGGACGGTGACGGCCCCCCCACCGATGCCGACATGGTGGAGGTGTTTGCAGCAGCGAAGCAGACCCGCAGCGCCGACATTGTCAAGGGCGCGAAAATGGACCTCGCCGAAGCCAGCGACTACGCCGCCAACCGCGCAGCTTTCGCGCAAGAGGGGGGCGTTAGCACCTTTGGCGGCAAGCAGGGGGGTGATACCCGCAAGATCAGTTACACCGATAGCGGCTACCGCCCCAACCAGCCAGCCAAGACGCTGAAGGAGTTGGCGCGTAACACTGTTCAAGACGTGGTGGAACTTCCCCTCATGCCGGTGCGGATGCTCAAGGATGTTGCCGACTCCCCCGACACAGGCCGCACGTTGGCGGAACTCGGCAAGGGGATAGTGCGGGGGCCGCTGGAGTACATCCCCGGCGTAGGCAAAGCCTTGGGCGGTAGATCGGCAACGGAGGCATGGTCCACTAACCCCGGCTACGGGGCGATGACCTTGGCGGGTGTAGCGGCGGCAGGTAAGGCCATGAAAGGCAAGCCGTCAACATCCCCCGCTCCGGCCAAGTCCGGTGGCTTGGCTGAGAAGGCGGCTACCAAGCTTTACGACATGACATTGAAGCAGGGCACCACGCTGAGGCCCGATATCCGTAGGCAGAACGTCAAGACCGGCCTTGAAGGTGGATACCTTCCAAACAGCAAGGGCGTTGATAAGCTGGCCGCTGATGTGTCCAAGGCAGAGGGGGCTATTGCATCAGGGATAGACGCGGGTGATGCTGCCGCCGTTCGTGGCACCCTTGACCGCGCCATTGCCAACGTGGAGGCGTTGCGCGACCAAGCCAAGCGTTCTGCCAACCCCGAACAGAACTTGGCAAAGATTGATGCTGAACTTGAAAGACTCCGCGCCAACCCGATGCTTGAGGGTGACTATGTCAACCCCACCACCGGCGAAGTGGCTAAAACAATCCCTATCAGCGAAGTTCAGAAGATGAAGGTTGAGCAGGGCCGCGCTGTCAAGTACCAGCAGAAAACGGGTCAGGCCGTTGACCCCTTCCAAGCGTCTATTGACAAGGCCCGTATCAGGGGGCTTAAGGAAGAACTGGAAACGCAGCTTTTCGACGTGTTCCCCGAGTTGAAGCAGACCAACCAGAAGCTAGGGCAGATGTACCAGCTTCAGGACGTGCTGGAACGCGCAGCAAGCCGCATAGAGAACAACCAAGGGATAGGCATTGGCTTACCAATCAAGGGCGGCGCAGGGGCCACTATTGGCGGCATGATTGGCGGGGCTCCCGGTGCGGCCATTGGCGGCGGCATTGGCACCATGATAGGCATCATTGAGCACCCCGCAGTTGCCCCCCGTTTGGCAATGGCGCTTTACAAGGCCAGCAAAGGCAAAATGACCATGCCGCAGGCTAGGGCATCG